TTCGTTAGCGGAAGCCAATGCCGCAAGAAAAATCGTAAGTAAAAAGAAGATGGATAAAATTCCATTTTTTAAAGAGAAAGTCTATGAAACAGCGAAAACAAAAAACTTAGCTGACTATGTTTGGGATTATGTAGTTGCGCCAGGTTTGGGGTAAACGAGAAGATTGCCCGCTTATACCTTTTCCGCTAAACCAGCGGGGTAATTTATTAAAAGTTGAAATTTTTGGATAAAAATAATAAATTGCTAACGGGGAAAACTAAAATAACAATGCAAGGATATAAAAAATATACAAACATTATTATCACGTCAATCCCGTGGGAAACTTAAAGTTATCGTATCCTTTAAGAAGCCTGTAACGACTATCCTCCGAAAGAGGAGTACATCTATTATTGGTACATAGATGGAAATGGGTATAGATTATTATTCTAAAGAATAATAATTTAAGATATAGTCTACGCCAATAGAAATATTGGATTATCGTGATTCGTTCTCAGACATTCATTCTCTTTCCTATTCATTTATAGGTTTTCAATCCGCTTATTTAGCAACAGCATTTAACCCAATTTATTGGAATACAGCTTGTCTAGTTGTCAATAGTGGTTCATTAGAAAATGAGAATGAAGAAGATAAAGGAACTTCTTATGATAAGCTTGCAAAAGCGATTGGTGATATTCAAGCTAGTGGAATTAAAGTATCTCTTATTGATATTAATAAATCAGATTATGGTTTTAAGCCAGACCCTGAGAATAATAAAATTCTTTTTGGTTTAAAGGGTGTAAATAAAGTTGGTGCGGAGGTTGTTGAAGATATTATCAAAAACCGCCCATATAAAAGTATCAAAGAGTTTATGCAAAAATGCCCAAAGAACAAAAGCGTAATGATTTCATTAATTAAAGCTGGTGCTTTTGATGAATTAGATTATGAGTGGGCGAGCAAAGCTTGTAAAGAGCCAAGAATTGCGATTTTAGCTTGGTATTTAATGCAAGTTTCTGAGCCTAAGAAAAGATTGACTTTACAAAATTTTAATGGTTTAATGCAGAAAGCTTTTATCCCTGATGAATATAATTTGCAAAAACAAATTTATGAATTTAATAAATATTTAAAGACAAAAAAGGCGGGCAAATATTACATCTTAGATGAACAAAGCAATAACTTTTATCGTAAAAATTTTGATGAAGAGAATATTGAAGTAATCAATGGTTATCCTTGTATCTTACAGACAGTTTGGGATAAAATTTATCAAAAGCAAATGGATGTAATAAGGGATTGGCTCTCAGAAAATCAAGAGCAACTCTTGTCTGATTACAATGACTCTTTGTTCTATGAAAATTGGCTTAATTATGCGGAAGGGAATGTCTCCGCTTGGGAAATGGAAAGTTTATGTTTTTATTATCACCCACACGAGTTAATAGATGTAGATAAATTAAAATATGGTATTACAGATTTCTTTAGTTTATCTTCTGAGTCAGAAGTTGATTATTACTTTAGGCGAAATGGTAGAGACATTCCTATATATAAGATATATAAGATTGCAGGAACTGTACTAAATAAAAACGCTACTAAATCAACTGTTACATTATTAACAACAGAGGGTGTAGTAAATGTAAAATTTTCTAAAGAATATTTTGCTATGTACAATCGTCAGTTATCTGAAAAACAAGATGATGGCTCTAAAAAGATTGTTGAGAAAGGTTGGTTTCAAAGAGGAAATAAGCTTTTAATAAGCGGTTACCGTAGAGAAGATTCTTTTGTTGTAAAAACATATAAGAATACAAACGCTCATCAGTTATATAAAATTGTGGCGGTTAATGGTTCTGATATACAGATTACCCACGACCGCTACCAAGTACAGGAGGAAGAAAATGAATAAGAAGATTAAAATAATTGCTTTATTTGGACCAAGCGGTAGTGGTAAAGATACAATCCTTAATTGGGTTGTATCAAATGTTCCAAACTTCCATAAAATTGTTCCTTACACCACAAGACCGCCAAGAGAAGGTGAACAAGAGGGAAAAGATTATCATTTTACCGATGAGGTTGAATTTGTTGAGAAAATACTTAATTATTCAATGATAGAAGCTACTCTTTTTCATAATTGGCATTATGGAACGTGTATAGAATCTCTTTCAACAGATAAAGTTAATATTGGAGTATGGAATCCTGAGAGTATTAATATTTTACTTGAAGACCCCCGCTTTGAGGTGTTACCTATTTTAATTATTGCTCCTGATAAGACTAGGCTATTGAGAACTTTGAATAGGGAGACCTCCCCAAATTGTGAGGAGGTTTGCCGTAGATTTTTAGCAGACTTAAAAGATTTTTCTAACATTCCTTTTGAATATTGCTGTTATGTAAATTCTGCGGACAGAGATTTCTTTAATATTCATAAATTACCAAGCGTTGAAAACTTTTTAAAAGAGGACAAAGTTGATTAATTTTGCTAAAATAAAATTCATATTCTATATAAGAGGAATTTTCCTTAAAATGTTATATATAATTAGGAGGATAAAAATATGAATAAAATTATCAAAAGAGATGGAAGAATTTTCAATTTTGATGCAAAGAAAATTGAAGATGCAATATTAAAAGCTTTTATTGAAGTAGATGGAGAAATTTCTGATTATGCTAAAGCAAAAGCACACAATATTGCGAAGTACATCCAACAATTAGACAAAAATCTTTTATCTGTTGAGGAGATACAAGATTTAGTCGAAAAAGGACTTATGAGCACCCGCAGAAAAGATGTGGCTAGAGCGTATGTAACTTATCGAAATGAAAGAAATCGAATAAGAAAAAATACTACAGATAATCAGTTACAAGAGTTGCTCTCTGGAGATAGCGAATATTGGTCTACTGAAAATTCTAACAAAAATGCGAAAGTAGCTAACGTTCAAAGAGATTATATGGCGGGTATCGTAAGCGTTGATTTAACAAAAAGATTCCTTCTTCCACAAGACATCATTGAAGCAAATGACGAAGGTATTATTCATTTTCACGATATGGATTATTATGGAATGAAAGCTATTCATAACTGTTCTTTAATTAACCTTGAAGATATGCTTCAAAATGGTACTGTAATTAATGATGTTTCTATTGAAAAGCCCCATAGATTTATTACGGCTTGTACAATAGCAACTCAAATCATTACAGCGGTTGCAAGCAGCCAGTATGGCGGATGCACCATCAATTTAGCTCATCTTGCTCCTTTTGTGAGGGATAGTCGAGAATACTATATCAATAAATATACTTCAAGAGGTTTCACAGAAGAAGAATCTAAAAAATGGGTTGAAGAAGATTTGAGCAAAGAAATTGCAGATGGCGTACAAACTTTTAACTACCAAATTAACTCGATGTCAACTACTAATGGGCAGGCGCCTTTCCTCTCGGTATTTATGTATCTTAATGATACTCAAGAGTATAAAAGCGAATTAGCTATGTTGATTGAGGAATTTTTAAATCAGAGAATTTTAGGAATGAAAAATGAAGTTGGAGTTTATATTACCCCCGCATTCCCAAAGCTCTTATATGTACTAGAAGAAGATAATATTCTTAAAGGCGGAAAATATGATTATTTAACAAAACTCGCTGTAAAATGTAGTGCGAAAAGATTAGTTCCAGATTACATTAGTGAAAAGAAGATGAAGGAATTAAAAGGCGAGGTTTTCGGATGTATGGGTAAGTGTAAACTACAGCTCATATAAAATCTTTTGAACCGTACCAACGGGTGTCCCCTTTTAGAGGAGGGCTAACGGTTAGGTCCAACATCAGAGATGCTCTGGATGAGACCGTGCTAAGATTTTTAATAATTTTTAGTTCATTTTTGACAACCTATATTTATAAAGAAAGATATGAAATAACTAAAAATTATTGAAAATAAAGTGTATCGACTATCCCTGATGAATGTATGGGAGTAGGACTAGAGATAGGTACTAGTCGTGTTTTAGGAAACGAAGCACGTGCAAACCGAAGCGGAAGACTACTTAAAAAGTAGAAGATATAGTCAGCACCAATGGCAACATTGGATATAATGTGTGTAGAAGCTTCTTGACCGCAGATAGATTCCATCAAAATCTTTCAAAAGCTAAGAATTATGATGAAACAAAGGGTAAATATTGGGGTCGTTTTAACCAAGGCGTTGTAACAATTAACCTTGCGGATGTTGCTTTATCAAGTCGTAAGAATATAAATAAATTTTGGGAAATTTTGGAAGACCGCCTTGAGTTATGTCATAAGGCTCTTAAATATAGACATAACCGCCTTAAAGATACATCTTCTGATGTCGCTCCTATTTTATGGCAGAATGGAGCATTGGCTAGGCTTGATAAGCACGAAAAAATAAATTCTTTATTATATGATGGATATTCTACTCTATCTCTTGGATATGCTGCTTTGTATGAGTGCGTTAAATATATGACAGGAGAAAGCCATAGCGGAAAAGGTCGAGATTTCGGCTTGAAGGTTATGAAATATATTAATAAGAAGTGTGAACAATGGAAACAAGAGGAAAATATTGACTATAGTCCTTATGGCTCTCCTATAGAAAGCACTACTTATAAATTCGCTAAATGTTTAAAAAAGAGATTTGGTATTATAGAGGGAATTACTGATAGAGATTATGTAACAAACAGTTATCATATTCCTGTTTTTGAAAAAATTGATGCTTTCTCTAAATTAAAAATTGAATCTGAATTTCAAGAACTCAGCGGAGGCGGAGCAATTTCTTATATAGAAGTTCCTAATATGACTAAGAATTTATATGCTCTTGAAAAAGTGGTTAAATACATCTATGATAATATTATGTACGCTGAGATTAATACTAAATCTGACTATTGTCAAGAGTGCGGTTATGATGGCGAGATTCTGATTGATGATAACAATGAGTGGTATTGCCCTCAATGCGGCAACAGAGACCACGATAAAATGAACGTTGCTCGTAGAACGTGCGGATACCTTGGGTCTAATTTTTGGAATTATGGTCGTACTTCTGAAATTAAAGACCGAGTATTACATTTGAATTAAATAAGGAGATTTGTTATATGAATAATAAAATTGATAATTTAATTTCTCTCCTTGACGGTTATATGGGTAGCGGAGGTTTCCACCTTAACGTAAATGTTTTTGATAAAGATACTCTTTTGGATGCTCAACAGCACCCAGAGCTGTATCCTCAATTGACTATACGTGTTAGCGGATATGCCGTCATATTTAATAAATTAACAAAAGAGCAACAAGATGAGGTCATTTCAAGAACCTTTCATCAAAAAATTTGATTTTTTTAAAAATATATGATATAATATATATATAATAAAGATAAAAAGGAGATAAAAACAATGAATGTTATTGAACACGGAAAAGCATATAATAAGGTAACTTGTCCAACTTGTGAAGCAATTTTCGGTTATACCGCTAAAGATGCAATTAGCTACGCTTCACAGGATAAAATTGAAGATAAGGTCTATCAGCTAAAGAAAGTTTTTGTCAACTGTCCTGAGTGCGGGACTCCAATTGTTCTTTCTAGTAACACAGAAGAAGTCGTACCTAAAGATGACACAACAGAAGTTGCTGAGTAAGAAATACAAAGGCGGGATAAAAACCGCCTTTTCAATTCTTTTAAGAGGTGATATTAGTGAAAGTTCATATAGCCGATTTACAAGGTAATGATGTAGTAAATGGGGAGGGAGTATGTGTTTCCTTATGGACTCAAGGTTGCCCTCATAGATGCTTTCAATGTCATAATCCTACAACGTGGGATTTTAATGGCGGATATGAAATAGAAGAAGATAAATTAATTAATCAAATTCTTAATTTAATTAACGACAATGGAGTTCAAAGAAATTTCTCTGTTTTAGGCGGAGAGCCGCTATGTTATCAAAATATTGGCTATGTTACAAGAGTGTTAAGAGAAGTTAAAAATAAATATCCAACTATTAAGACTTTTGTATGGACTGGTTTCACAATAGAAGAATTAATCGATGATAAAAATATAACTATTCTTGATTATATAGATGTTTTAATAGATGGTCGTTATATTGCGGAAGAGCGGGACTTGACGCTTCCTTTAAGGGGTTCCCGCAATCAAAGAATCCTTAGAAAAGGAATTGACTTTAAAAAAAATAATAAAGGAGAACAAAATCTTGACAAACATAAAAACTTATAAGCCTTCTTTAAATCTTGAAATTTCAGCTATTCAATGGACAGGATTTAATACTGATGAAATTATTGATTTTTGTGGGCGAGATAGGGCAGCAATATCTTATAAAGAATATCCTGAGCTATGCTTTATTCGTATCTCTACTCTTGGCGGTTCAGTAAAAATGCGTTGTAATGATTATGTAGTAAAAACAATTAATGGAAATTTATACCCAGTCCGCAAAGAAGAATTTGAGTATGCTTATAAGGAGGTAACAGAAAATGGCTGATATTAATATAGGTAGTTTATATGATGCTAATAAGGCTTTAATAGCACGAGAGCCAAGACTTTCAAGAGAAAAAATACAAGAAAAGATGGATGAAATTCAAGCTTGGGTTACTTCATCCGCCCTTTTTGAAGAAGAATATTATATGCTATTGTGTAATGATAGGAGAGACTATACTGTATTTTCTTTAAAGGGCGAAAGAGCAAGCCATATCCAGCTTATATATGATTTAGAAGAGTGTCTGAGAAATAGAGGTTATATAATGGCTATTGAAGAACCTTCTAACGGGGCTATGGAAATTTGGCTAAAGATAGATGATGAAATTTATTGCTATTATTTCTTCCCTTGTAAAGAGTTTATTATTGAGGTGAGCGAATAATGAAAAAAATTGTTTGTTGCATTTCCCCTTTTGAAACTAAACAAACTGTTTATATTTTAGAAGATGGCAAAACAAAAAAGGAGTTTAAAATTTCTTTATATGAATTACCCTCTAAAATAATTAAATTAGCTAATACTTTTTCTGTAAATGATATTGACCTTGCGGGAACAAAAAGTTTTGCTGAGGGAATTAAAAATCATATTCAAGAGACGGAGATAACGCAATACAGCAAAAATAAATTAAATATAAATATTATTTGAAGGAGTAACAAAATATGTATTTAACAACTGTAACAGAAACATATCGTATGGAGTCAGAAAGCGAAGTCGAGGATTTTCTTCAAGAAATGAAAGCCGACCACCGCTTTACAATTGCTAAGTATAGTAGCACAAAGAAAGAAATTAAATCAAAAGGCGAAGTAGTTGATTCCTATTTTAGACTTACAATTACAAAGATTTTTAATGAGGAAAAAGAGCCTGAGCATTTAATTACTATTAATTATGAAAGGAACTAATAATGAATATGAATATTAAGCTTTTAAATGAAAATGCAAAGATTCCAACAAGAGGTAGTGAATATAGTGCGGGATATGATTTATATGCGGCTATTGACAAACCACTTATTATTCCTGTTGGCGAGACTAGGAAAGTTGATACAGGTGTCGCTATTGAGTGTCCAATTGGTTACTTTGGGGCGATTTACGCAAGAAGTGGCTTAGCTACAAAGAGAGGCTTGAGACCTGCCAACTGCGTAGGTGTGGCGGATTCTGATTACAGGGGAGGCGTTGTCGTAGCGCTACATAATGACAGTCTCGAACCCCAAACGATTGAGCCAGGTGAAAGAATTGCTCAGCTAATTATTTCCCCTTACTTAAATGTAGATTTAGAGGTTGTAGATGAGCTTTCTGATACCGTGCGTGGAGCATCTGGTTTTGGCGATTCTGGTCGATTTTAATTAAAATATCTATTTTACAATTCATATATAAATGTAAGTTTTTAAAAAGAAAGAAAAGGAGAAAAATAAGAAATGAAAAAGTTTATTGCAATAATTGTTGCAACTTCAATGCTTGCAACTTCAGCACCAATGAACGTATTTGCTTCTTCCTATAACTCTATCTCAAAAAGAGTTACAGTAAAGGATAATGACCCTATTGGTTCTGATTATACAAATAGTAATGAAACTGATGTTGCTACAACAGGTTCTTCTTATAAGCCCGTTTATTTAAAGTTAGTACCTGAAACGGGTATTGATAGAGGTTCTTCTATCATCATCAGTATTGAGAATGGTAAGTTTGATAAGAGTGTATATAAGATGCCTGAGTACGTTTCAGGCGCTGGTAACTCATACGATGAAATGATTGATGAATTATCTACTAAGACTCTTACAGAAGTTTTAAAAGAGAATCTTGGTGAGAATACTCTTGAGTTGCCTTATAAAATTGTCAATGTAAGCAAGAGAGAAATTGAAGTACAGCTATTCCCAATTTCTGAAAGAGATTGTGATAAGACTAACAACACAATAGCCTATGATAAAGTTTATTACTATATCCCAATTCACGCTCTTGCAGATGGCACTGGTGATGTAAAAATCACAATAGATGATAATGACTCAAATATCAGCGGAGGTAGTACATATACAATTGCGACAGCGTCTGACGATGATGGTAGTACAACCGCTACAATTGATGATTTAACAACTTTTAGAGATTCCGCTTATATGGAGACAATTACCATTAAAGAGAATATTAAAGATACTTTTGAAAGTGGAAAAACAATCACAGCTCGTTTATCAAGTGGCTTTAATATCATTGAAAGTGATAAGACAACAGTAACTTTAATTGGTAGCTCTAACACAGTATCTCTCCCTATCACTTATGCAGATAACGATAAGATTACCTTTACACTTCCTACTGATTTAAGTGATTTTAAGGGCGCTACCGCAAGAATTAAAATTGAAAATCTTTATATTGAAGCAGAAGATGAAGATGATGATTGGGGCGATGTAAATTTAACAGTTTCGGGAGCAGGAATTACAAAAGAGACAATTACTATTGCTACTCGTTCTGACTATGGCTTTAAGATGACTGTTAAAGATTCTATTCCTACTATTTTATCAGGTAGAACTTATATTAACTCAAAACTTGATGATAATGATTTTGAAACAGCTACTTTCAAGTTTGAAGAAACTAATTCTGGTAGTTGGCTTACCAATAGAAAGATTAAGTTTACACTTCCTGAAGGAGTTAAGATTGTCGATTATGATATTGATAATGTAAAATATGTATCTAGTTCTGCACTCAATGGCGGGACAAGGATTACGGGAGATGGCTCCACGCTAGAGATTTTCAATAAGGAAATGTCAATAACAGATAATGAATGTGCAGAATTTGAAATCACTTTCTATGTATCTATTGACGCTGATTTTACGGGAGATATTACTGTAAGTGTGAGCGGTGCTGGTATTGAAGATGGTGAATCTTTAGACGATATTCTAATTGCTCAGGCTGTGACTCCTATCAAGATTGAATCCGCAACTACTAAGACTAACCTTGGTTATCAAGCTACTTCAACAGCAGATATAACTATTACCGAAACTGAGACGGGTGCTTTCATTGAAAATAATAAAGTTATTGTTGCTATTGATAGTTTATATGGCTCAAATGAAATTGGCTTCGCTGATAATGATATAGATTATTCTATTAACGGTGAGGTTGAAATTAAGAATTTTAACGTAAAAGATGGTGAGATTTATTTCACAATAGATAAAGATTCTTATAATGAGCCATCTTCAATTACTTTAAAGAATATTCAAATTGGTTCTACTCGTTCCGTACCTTATGGCGCTTATGACCTTAAAGTTTATGGTGACGCTATTGTAAATAACTATGATGATGATGTTGAGGATATTTACCCAACTGAAGGCTATACATCATCTGATAATGAAGATAAGGAAGATTTGGCTTATTTTGACACTACTGAGGGTTACAAGTTTGCTGATTACTTTGTAGTAACAACAGAAACAGGTACTCTTGATAACGTTGTTGAAGTAACTATTGGAAGCACAAAAGCAATTGTAAATGGAGAAGAAAAAGATATGGGCGTAGCTCCTTATATTCAGGCAGCTAGTAACTCTACACTTGTTCCTTTAAGATTTATTGCTATTGCCATTGGTATCGATTCTGATAATATTGAGTCAATAGACGAAAGTAGTAAGATTATGTGGGATACTAATACCAAGACCGCCACTATTCTTTATGCAGCGGGGAATGGTCAAAAAATTATTCAGTTTACTTCAGGTAGTAATATAATGACTGTAGATGGTACAGCCATTGCTATGGAGAATAGTGTTTCCACAGAGATTTCTAATGACAGACTTTATGTTCCTTTCCGAGCTTTAGGTCAAGCTTTAGGAGTTACTGTAAATTGGAACGCTGAAACAAGAACCGCAACTTATAACTAATATTTTTAGAGGGCTTAATTGCCCTCTTTTTTATTTTATATTTGACAAAAAGAAAATTTTATGTTATACTGAAAAGAAAAAGGTGGTAGAACTATGAATATATTATCTCTTGACTTATCCTCTAAATCAAGCGGTTGGTGTGTAGGAGATGGAGAAAAAATTATAGATTATGGCTGTATAACTTCTTCAAGCACTTCAAATATAAAAAGAATTATTATTATGCGTGATAATATTGTTGAAATAATTAAAAAATATAATATTGAACAGATTACAATAGAAGAAGTAAGAACAGATTATAAGAATGCTCATACATATAAAATTTTAACTTGGTTACAAGGAGTAATTGCTATTGCGGTATATGAGATAAATCCTAAAATTGAAATAACTTATATTCAACCTTCCTCTTGGCGGTCGAAGATTGGAATCCACACGGGGAGAGGTATTAAAAGAGAAGAATTAAAAAAGGCGGATATTGATTATGTTTATCAAAAATAGGGTATTTCCGCCAACGATGATGTATGTGATAGTATTTGTATTTAGGATGCTTTTACATCAACAAAAGAAGAAAAGAAAAATGGTGCTTGGTAAAACAAAAGGAGCTTAATTAATTGTAAGCTCCTTCTCTATTATATGTTAATATACTTTATATAAATAATCAGACATTTCACATATACAAATATAATTGTAATTATGTTCTTCTAATACATTAATAATTGTTTCTATGTATTTTATTTCTTTCATTACACCTTCAACCATTGAATGAACCAATTGTTTATCATCTGCAAGTCTTTTCCATTTCAATAAATGCTCTAAAACTTCACTTTCCCAATTTGCATAATTTTCCATACTTTCTTTAACCATTTCGCTTATTTCTTCGTGAGTAAAATTTTTATTTTCTTCTTTCAGCCAATACTTATTTTCACTTTTTAATATTGGAATTTTATTATGAAGTTTAATATATTTATGTTTTAAATTATTTAATTCTTGTGCTTCCTCTTTCACTTGATACTCGTGCATTTTTTTAAATCCTTTTAAATCCAAGAGGTCAAATAAATCTACGGAATAAAGATGAAACATAACTCCTTCTAAATTCTGTTCCATAATCTTGTGCCATATATCATTTTCCTCTTGCTGTGGAGCAGAGACGGTTACGGTAGTGCCAACCTTTTCTTCTTCTGTTAGCATTGTTTAATTACCGTAATATTGACATTCGAATAAGTAGCCCCAACTCCCGAATTTAAAACAGTAATAACTGTAGAGTTATCAATCGAAGCACAAGATGGTAAAACTTTAATTGGAGTTGAAAAATTGACCGACCTAAAATCAGTTACAGCGGAGGAAGTAGAGGAAGAAGATGCTCCGTTTACATTAACACCATTTCTTTGTAACTGAATAGTAACTAAGCCAGCCGTGCCGGATTCCGCCCCTGTAGCATTAACTATCACAAGATAGACACCTGGCGACCTAAGAGTCACAGAGCCAGTTCCCGCATCAAAGTCAATAGAAGAACCATCTGAAATATTTATATTATTAAATTTTAAAGTCTGCCCAGTTGTTAAAACCTGAGTCTGATTTGTATAGGCATTTAAAATGCTCTTTTTATATCTATTGTTACAACTCATTTATCATTATCCTTTCTCTTGTTAAAGAAAATTACTTATTAATTGCAGCAGCCGCCATTGTCTCCAAATGTGGTATATGGGAAACCATAATTAGAAGAATATCCGACTACATAAGCTGGGATAGCACAAGGCTTAATTTGGTCTACTAAATAAGCATTCTGTGCTTGCTGACTAATTTGGAACTGAGCGGTCATAAGCTCTCTGTCCTTATCTGCAACTTTATCTCTTAAATCTTGCATTGTATTTGCGTTAATTAATGCTCTTGTTGCATTACCATCTTCTCTAATGGCGTCTACAATGCTGCAAGTATTCTGTGCGTTCTCATAACGGATAGCATCAATATTTCTATTTGTTTCACAGCCAATAGTCTGAGCATCAAATCTTGACTGATTAATATTCTGATTTACTCCATTAAAACCAGAACACATATCTCTTTGGACTCCATTAAACCCATTATTAACAATAGCCTGAGTGTTATAGAAACCATTAAGTAATGTGTTATTCATAGAATAAAAGCCATCACACAAGCCTTGCTGTACTCCTCTTACACTATTAGTTAAGCTTTGGAAATTCATATCTTGACACAAGTCAGCTCTTGTTAAAGCGCCATTAAGATTTGCGGCTGCGGTCGCTGCTCCGTTTCCGCCTCCAAAGAATCCATTACCGCCCCAAGCAAGTAAGAAGAATAAGAAGAATACCCAAATCCAAGTACCTCCTGCTCCTCCACCAAAACTATTATCGTTTGCTCCATTTCTTGCCAATGCTGCTGCATCCGCAATACTAAAACCATTTTCCATCATTATCTTTTCTCTCCTTTTTCATTGTCAATCTTCTAAAAGTTGCTTGTTAATTAAATTAGAATTTGAATTGCTGTTGAAACATTTTCCAAGCCTCTTCTAAGTCAATACCTCTCTGAGCACACAGATTTCTAGCAATTTGTTCTAATTCTGCTTCGCTTTTTCCTTTTGCCATCTCCTCCGCCCTATTAAAAAGCGGATTGCTTGACAGCTGTTGTCTTAACGCTTCCAGATTGTTGTTTTGCATTATCGCTTATGACTCCTTTCTTTTCTTCCCATTCTTTCTTGATAGCTTCAATTGCTTCATTTAATTCCGATTTAGTCACGTAACTTTCAGAAGGCACTACGTTATCTACAAGAGAATAAGTGTTTAGAGTCGCAGTACCATCTAAATTAATTTGTTTTGTCTAAATCTTTTTATTACCAATATCCGTAAATACAAACAATGAGCCATCTAAATCTATCTGAGCGGCACGGGCTTCCTCTATCGACACGACAGGTCTACCTTTTAAATAATTTTGATTGCTCATCTATTGCGGCATCTGCACTTGTTGTTGTTGTTGCTGCTCCATTTGCATTAGACGTTGCTATTGTGGTGTATTATATGGATATTGTTGGTAATATGGATTGTTATTTGGATACATTTTTCTTTTCACTCCTTTCCCTTGCATAAATATATGAAAAAAGCTTTAATTAAAATTTCTAACTTTGACCAAATTTTTATTAAAATTTAAAATTTATCAGGAGACCTTAGATTTTTCTTTGACTCAATATTTTTATCATTTCATTAAAATTCTTAGTAAATTTATATAAATAAAAAGACCATTCAATTAAAAGAATGGTCTTCCCGCAATCTTTTTTATTTATTTTTGTAGATTAAACTTTCTATTACAGTAGTAATGTAAGTATCCACATTTCCATAATTTTCCTCAATAGCTGATTTAACATCAGTATTCATTAATTCAATAGCTCTTTCTTTTGCTTTGTTTAAAGCTTCTTTCTGTGCGGTTGAATCAAAATTATCTTGCTCTTTTAAAGTATCTACATATGTCTGTTGTACATAGTTCACAGAGTCTAAAATAAGGTCTGCTCCTTTTTTAAGAGCATCCGCACTTTTTCCTGTTGCAATTTTAGTAATTAAAATATCAATATACTTCTTTGCATAATAAGTCAATAAAGAAGTTGCAACAGGTACTACTATCATTATAACTGTTTTAAGAATTAGCATTAAAATTTCCATTTATTTGTTCACTCCTTTTTAATTTGAAGATTCTTCTTCTTCCTTTTCATCTTCCTCGGTAAGCTTTATCTGCATACAAATGCCCGCTCTCCCGCTGATTCTCTAATTAATAGCGTCTTGACTATTCCAAGCAGAAGAAGAGCCTGAGTTAAGAAGATAATCTTCTCCTCCCCATATCATTAAATAATAATTGTTACCTAATTTAAAAACTGACTTACTTGTGGGCATCGTTCCTTGAACAAAAAAAGCCTAGTCAAGCTTAGGGACATATTGACTTAATACTGGTAATAGTAATATCTTTGAATAAGCTTCATTTCTAGGAGGGAAAAGTATACCGTGATATTGAGTGACGTCTACAGACTCCGTTACCTTATTAAGAAGATATAGGTAATTCTGATAATAGTATCTACTATCAGTATTAGTATTTATTAATGACATAAATTGAGGGATAGATACTCCATCTCCATAATCACCTGAAAATTTACAAAAAGCAGGTCTGGTATAAGTAGGAAAAGTAGTGTTACTCTATAGTCCAATAAAATCAATTATCTAATTATTTGTATCTCTAATATAGTAAAATAACACTAAATTATCAAGAGAGATACCCCAACCACTCGTTCTTGAAGTCCCTGATAAAAAATGAGCTTTTTTAGAGGACGAAAGAAGCTATTGTATTCCCGAATTTAGAGTAGTATTAGTAGCTTTATCTCTTATTGTAACCTATATATTAGTCGAACTACTATCATCCTACTCTATATCAAAAACATCAGTTAAATTTCCTGTTCCTTTGTAGAGTGGATAAGTTAAAGTTTTAAGCCATTTAACTATTTTACTTGCTTGCTGACTTGTATCATCAGTTGATAAAATGCCCGCAGACTCTTTTACTTTGTATATTTTTACATAATTATTATATATCAATGATTATTCCTCTCCTTCCACAAATGAAGATGTCGCTGAAAGAATTAAATTATCTTCATCATCGTCTTCTTCTAGCACGGTTGCCATTATTTGTTCTTCTAAGTTATCTTCATCATCTTCAAGACTCATTGTCATAATTGCAGACTCATCAGTTTCATCTTCTGATGCTGCTACGACTTCACTTACTACCTGAGTAGAAATGCCATATCTTTCATCTTCAATAGCCCAATTATTAGCTATCTGCTCATCTGTTAAAACAGAATTATAAATCCTTGCATTATATAATTTGCCATTGAAATATTGAGAAGAGCCTGGTCTATTTGTTGAAGTAACTGAAAAACCCGTTAAATCTTGTCCAAAACCTAAAACTGTATTATAGGCGGGTCTATAAACATAACCCGTTGCTGTAACAGTATTTTTCTTTTCCCCATTTACCCATAAAGTGATTTGAGAGCCATCGTAAGTTCCAACTACGTGATATATTTTATTTAATTGAGTAGCCTCTTTAGATGAATCCATCTAGCATTTAGTCCAAGAGTTATTTCTTGTACAAAATTGAACCATTAATTCATTTGTAGATGATTTAACTCCAATTCCAAAGCCTCCGCTATTATAATTAGTTATAATTTCTTGTTCATAACCTGTAAATCCATTAATTTCAAGAGTAGCTTCTAGAGTTATCTTCGTATTTTCATCCGTATCAGCTTTTGGATTGGGCATATAAGAATGTAATAAAAGACAATATGGCATAGAGTTTGTTCCATTAAAAGTTAAGTAATTGTCTCCCCAAGCGGAACTACTACTATTATCTATTCTACCTATAATATTACCCATCGCATCCTACAATAAATTAAGAGAAGTCCCACTCTCATTGTCTGTCTCTTTTCCTTTTCCAGTAAACTCAGCATCCCAATATAGGGTTCTATCTTCTGTTTCATATTTCTAAGGACTCAAAGGATAAGTAAAAGTTTCTGTAATATAATAATCTGCTAAAGCTTTACTATTTTTTGCTACAGTAGTATCTGACTGAAAATTATTATATAAAGCAAACATTTTGGCATAATATGGAACAGTAGAATAAAAATAAGATATATACCCATCCTTGTTTTCTTGAGGGGCTGTTCCAAAATATATTGCGGTATCTATGCTATACTCACCCTCATAATAAATTCCTATCAATTCTCCATTTATATAAAAATATAGTTTTTTACTGTTTTTATCGTGAGCTATACAAATTATATTCCATTGTCTTTCTGAGATATGAGAGCGTATAGAGGTGGTATCAGAAGTAGACTAACTCATCCGAGTAAAATTCTTCTTTAAAGTTATATCACCACCGAAACTACTTAAAAAAGTTGGTATTTTATAATTGCCTATTGAGAGAATAGAGTTAGGATCTTCTGTACAAGCACCAGTACTTTTATAACAAAAGTATAATGTAAAATCATTATTATCTATATCAAAATTAGTATTAATTTTTCCCCAACTATTTGAGTCTCCTTGTAAAACTAAGCCCGTCTCTTTTGACGCTCCTATTTTAGAATTATACATATTTTTTAAATAAATTTGAGTAGGAGTCGCAATACTTTTACACCAACCTAGTTGACCACTAAAATCAGTAAAATCCTAATAACACAATAAAGTACTTACATCAAAAAAGTCTTGTAATTCCTCTACATCAGAAGGGCAATCAAAAGCAACTGTTTGTGTTGTTCCTTTAATTTCTTCTGCTATTTTCCCCTCTAAATAAGAAATAATATAATCACAAGTGCTATCTTCTCCGCCATTTGATTGCTTTATTTTTAAAACTTTGTCAACAAGAGTATTCTATACTTCTGTTTTACTTGCGGAGGAGACTCCCATTTCATATAAATTATTTGCTAATTCAGTTTTTACTTCACTTAAAGCTTGAAGACATTGAGAGACAGAAGGACTCGAACTTCCTGTATCAATAAGAGAAGAAAGTAACTTTTCTAGCTCATCAAGAGTAACATCTAAACTATTGGAGGCGGCAAGGGATATGTTTCCGCCCACCCCCCGCCTTTAAGAGAGGTTTTGCGCTACTCATTGTTGGTTTATCATTTATACAGAACAATTAGACCCTTCCTTTATGAAATGGTGCTAACTACAGTAAAACGCCTAGGAAAAGTAACGTACTTCTTTTCAGTCTCACTTTCATCTACTTTTGTTATCGCTACTACGTCATACCAATAATCTCCCGCAGTCAATTCTGCTGTATCATTATATGGAATATATATTTCATCACTTCCATCTACTCCAACCCATCTTTTTGTAGCATCAGCATCATTTTTTGTCTTTTTAATTGCCATTTCTAAGTGCTGATTTGATTTTAAAGTATAGGTTGAACCATTCTCCATAGAAATGGGGATGGTAAAAATCACCGATTCCCCTTTGCTAATTAATATATCATTATTATCTGAAATTTTAAACATTAATATCTTTTTCTCTCCTTCTACTTGTTATGGTTAAAAAATCTTTATTATATAAAAATTTTTTTTTATTCTCTTTAAGCTTTATTCTTTTATCTTTAAAAACTGTAGCGGCATCAAACCGTTTGTGGTTTTTAGTAACATTGTTACAGGCACTAACCCGTCCGCTGTTTTAATATAGGCATTACCACCCGTCGGAATTTCATCAAATCCCCAAATCTAAGGATAGCCGTCATTATTATTATCAATTTTCCAACTGTTAAATGGTTTGGGGTCTTGATAACCTACAAACTCCGTTTCATCGGGCGGATACCATATCAAATACGGAAAACCGTCATTATCGGTTGATATTTGCCAAACAGCTTCTAACTCATACCGGATTGACATTTCATAGGCATTACTTTTGATATATGCCCCACCCTGTATTGGCATATAGTAGGTATAATCGCCATAATAAATCTGCGATTGTGACCCATAAAATTTAATGGTAATATCGCCTTGCACTGTTCTATTAATCGACACTTCAACTGTACTGTTTAGCGTGGTTTTTTCACTATTGCTTACAGTGCTTGCAAAACTTTCACCATTAACTGTAACAGTAACCGTTGCTGTTCGTATATTTCCATATGGATTATCGGTATATGTGAATGGAATGCTAACGTTCTCAATTGTCGTTTCATTGGTGAAACAAATAGTACACGTTCTTGATGTTGAAGTGTTTTCTCCACCTGCAATTGACACATTTTCTGTAATCATTAAATCACCGCCTTAGATAGCCCAATGCTGTGAACGTAGCCATTCTGCTGATTTTAAATTTTCGGTTGTTACGCCTAATGTACTGTCAATCGCATTTGTTATCGTGTCACTATTGTAAAACGACGATATTGCATAGGACGAACTCGTGTAGTTTTTATTTATTGCATATACGGTTGAAAATCCAGTTATGGTGTCAGCGTTATAGCAAAATATTGTTATGGGAACGCTATTTGCTGATGTGGCGGCAAAATAATAGTATCCGCTCGCACTGCCACTCACAGTTGATTTGCTAAAACTGTTATATACTGTTAGTGCACCGAATAAACCAACTGTCCCAGTATTACTCCCTGTGAGCGTAATATTTGCTGTGATATAACAATTTCGTATATCCCCGTATCTATAATAGCCTTGACCTAAACTGATTCCATAAAAATAGAGTGCTATAAATGTTCCGCATATTGCTATTTTATTATAAATCGCACCAGACTTTGCGTTACTATTTGCGAATACGTTTATAGTGTTTGCCGCAATAACCGTGTTTGTATTTCCCCAAATAACATTACTTACGTAGCTCCAACCATTGAATAGTGTAATCGAACTATTAACAGTAGCTGAAATATTACAATTTTCAAACCGCAAATTTGATAATGTTGAACCTGTATTTGCTGTCATTAAATACCACGTAGATGATGATGATAGCACGATATTACGTATAGTATGTCCATTACCTTCAACATACGCATACACATTAGTAATACCAACAAAATTATCAACTTCAGCAAAATCCAAATCGTTAGTTATGTTTATTTGTAAAAGTTCATCAGCAGAACCTGTTTGACCGCTTGCCGCAAACGCCATCCACTCATCCGCTGTTGAAATATCTATAATATCTGCCATTTAATCTCCTTCCTGCACGTCCCCAATTAGAATTATTCCCCCCATTGGGAAATCTTCGGGGATATTATTCTCCGAACTAACAACTGCTATAGGTCGCATTTTTGTCCAAACGCCACCTGTAATTTGATAACAGCCATCGTCTTTTATGCCAACCCCATACTCAGTTCCATCTGTTCGTGAGGTATATCCTAATCGTCCTCCATTTTCACCTTTGAAGAAATAATAACGACCCATACCACTTTCGTCACCTGTACCATAGTATGTTTTGATATTGTATGTTTCATTTGTAGAATCCCAATCAAAAACATCCTCTTTTTTCACATATTCACTTTCTGTTTTTCGTATATAAACAACATACATAGCCGCCTGTGTATCATTCATATCTGAATATTTTGTTTTTGGTGCGGTAAATGTCAAATATTGGAATGCTTGCGACCCGCTAACGCTGGTAAAATACATCTGTCTGCCGTTCACCGTCAACGGTTGCAAATCATCAATTGTAATTTTGGTATAGCTTAACGGTTTTGTCAGATGTGCCTCGATGTATTGGCAGGTTATACCCTCAATTTTGATGTAACCTCTGACATCTTTTGTGCTCGTGGCACTCCACGTCCTCGGGTCATCAGACCACATAATGGTGTCACCATTCGTAGTTAAATTTGGCTTACAAATAAAATTTTTAATATTTGTTTGTATTCTTTCCACTTGCAAGTCGTCTATAAAAGCAGATGTTGCTTCAATATTATCAGCAGCAACAACTTCTTGCTTAGATACTTCTGTAGCAGAAGTTTGAACTATATCATCTATCTTTTTTGAGTAATCCGGTACATATAATCCCGAAGGTGTCTTTAATATACTATTATCCTCAAGAGGATTTAAAACTATACCTGTCCCATTTGCAATTATATTACCATTACCATCTTTTAAAGTATTAATCTCTGTATTAATATCTTGATTTTCAAGCAATAATTCATCTCGTTTATCAATATAATCTTCCCAAGTTGATAAATATTGGTCTATTTTATTACTTAATTTAAGAGTATATCCTAAAACATTTTTTGTTAATAAATTCAAAGCGTCTTTTATTTCTTCTTCATTACTAAAAGTCATTTGAATAGAATTAGAGCTTAAAGAATAGGTATAAGACATAAATCTCATTTTCTCTAAAGTAATTTTATCTTTATAAGAAGATAAATAAACATAAGAACCTATATCTTCTATCTTTTCCCAAGCAAAGAAATATTTATTATTATTAAATAAATTAGCACTATCTATTGTTACTGTAATAGGAATCTTATTATTATATTCTAGCCATTGACGACCATAATAATAAGCTTGTTTATCATCATATAAATAATTTACATCTAAATCTGTTTCAATTATATAATTAGTAAGCTCTTGATAAATAGAATCATCATATTTTTGATTTCCATTTTCGTCACGCTTATTTTTAAACCAATTTTGTAAAATATTTGGAGACTGATAATTATAAATAGCTAACTTTAAAATTTCTATATTAACTAAAAATTGTAATTTTTTTTCTCTAATATCTGAATAATCCTCATCAAAAGACGCATACCAATCTTGATTTTGTGTTTCAGTAACTATTCTACTGTAAGAATCCGTATCCACCTATTCTTTTATATCTGTATCATTTCCTGTAGAAAAACCTTTACAAAGCTAATAAATTTTTGTAACTTGGTCATTTAATAACGATTGTTGCATTTTTTTAGTTGAATCATCTGTGGAAGAAGAAATATTGGCACTATCTTCTAAAGCAGAAAGTAATTGAGTACAATAAGTATTAAAATCTGCATAATTATCTTCTATCTCAGATAATTCATCATTATAGCTGTTTAAAGTTTGAAAAACCTTTTCATCAAAAACTTCATTCTTCTATTCTGTTAACGCTTCTCTTAGTTCTTCTGACATCTACAAATTATTCTCAGTCTCAGAAGCATTTATAAAATAAGAGAAATCATCAATATAATTTTGACCTGTAGGATTAACTCCGCCAATAGATAAATCATCTTTTCCTTTTATATAAAGTCTTGTCGCAACTTGTGAAAAATTTGGAGAATAATCTATCGATATAGCATAATTATCAGGAGTTATTACAAAATTACTTTGTCTCTCATTGTAATCAGAATTTCGGCTATATATATAAATTTCTTGATTTACATTATCAAAAACGAACATACATAAATAACTTTCTTCCAATTGTTTAAAAACAGAAGATAAGTCATCTGATTCAAAAGTTAAAGAACGATAAGTAAACACACCTGGATAGTTCTTAAAAACTAATAGTTTAGCATATATGTTATCTAATAGATTATGATATATAGTTGATAAATTTTGAATATACTCATTAAGAGTATCAACTGCTTTTTCAGCTTTGTTATACTTTTTATTGCTAGTATCAATAGAATTGTCCATATCAAAACTAAGCATATAATCAATTAAAGATAAAAAAGATGCCATAGCATTTTCCATCTTAGTTAATGAATTTATTAAATATTGAGGATCTCTTTGTGCGTTTTCTATAGTTATACCTTTAGTTGTCTCATCTCCAAAATCTCGTAAAGCATCTCTCATTTCTTCAAAAGTTGTGGTTACTTTATTTTGAAAAGTAAGCTGTGTTGAATAATATAAGTAATCTCCATAGGTGCTTACCTATGTTTTTAAAGTATCTTCAATGTTAGCTAATTTAGTTCTATATCCATCATCAAGATTTTTTTCACTCTCAACCCATAACTCATAAATCTCATTTATAGTATCCTCAATATAAGATTCAGCCTGAAAATCATAACTATCTTTATCTGACCCGCCAATATTGCTGAAAAGTTGTGCCTTCATATCATCATATAAATGATTTAACTTTTCATCATAATATTTAACTTTCCAAGTATCATATAAACGATATTCTAAGATATAATTTAAAATACCGCCCTCTAAATAATTATTAAAATTATAAGTATGTTCTTCTATTGCTCCCGCTGTATTTTTAATCTCATATTTGGGAATCTTTGGACTACCATCATCTTCATTAAAACCATCGTATTCTAATAATTTTCTTGTATCATCATACCCTCTTAATTTAGTCTTTTCAAATAAATGTTGATGACAAGGAATACAAGAAATTGTCTTATCTCCATTATCATCAATAGAAGGTTGATTAATGTAATATAATTCTTCAAATGATAACCCACCCGTATATGAATTATACATTCTAAAATCAACAATCATTCCTTCTCTAACTAAAGAATAAGCGGGTTGCTCTACTAAATGCCTAGTTCTTTCAAAAGGAGCAACATCATTACTAAAATAAGTTTTTATATTTTTACTTAGAGTAAAAGATAGCTCATTATAATCTCTATATTTTCTAGTAAAAGTTAAGTCATTAACAATTACTGAACAAATCTTCTCTTTCGGCTTGCCAGGTCTGCTTAAGAACAGAATACAATAGTAAGAATAATTATTATCAAGTTCTTTAATAATAGGAGTATAAGATTGTTCTGCATTAGCCATTTCTCAGTTACCTCCTTTTTACTCCATTACAGGAAAATCAAAATACATATCCATCGAATAAGCAGGGCGGATTCCCTTAGCATAAAAATCATCAGCCTTAACCTGTCTCCATATCTTATTCCAACCTTCGCTTATATAAAATCCTCTTCCTGTTTTAAATATCTTATTCTTATCGTTCTCTAATATTATGTCTATTAAATTAGTTGTTTTTTCCGCATAGAAAAAAAGATTTCTGTTATCTATTTCAATTCTATCATCAGGTTCATAATCTGATATGCTAAGCCAACTATCTTCATTTTCTGAATCAGCCCCGCTTGACTGGATTGCGATATATCGTGGAGTCTCTACTCCATATAAACTTGTATTATCTTTAAAAATAATATAAGGATAAACTCTATAATTGCCCTCTTTATTTTTTACGTTACTTTCATTATATATTTGTGGAACATCGCTCCAATTTTCCGTATTAAAATCATAATGATAATGCCTACTAATCCAACCGTGACCACAATCACAAACAAAATCAATAGTAAAATAGCCAGCATCATTATTAAATAAATATAAATCTTGCTGACTTGTAAGTGGCATTACATTATAATAAAAATCAGGATTTGAACCAAAAGATAAAGGTGCATAATCATTTACATCAAACCATTTAAAAATTTCTCTTATTCTTGATATTGTAAAACTTCCTTCAAGAGACGTAAAAGTCAAAGAAAAAGTCAATGGTTCAGTATCTATATTAGTAATAATATTTCTATCTCCATAGAATGCTTTTGCGGTTGTCAGTTGCTTTGCCGCATTGAAAAGATGAGTAACATCACTTTGATTTACTCTTACATTATATAAATTCATTTCTTGTGAAGTTACTCCATTAAAAGTAAATTCTACATCGTACATCATAACTCTTTTTCACTCCTTCTACTATTCTTTCATTTTTTAGCTCTCTCTCTTATTCTATTTTACCCAATTTTTTCTTAAAAGTCAAGCTACCACCCCGTAGAGCAGTAGCTTGTAAATGGATATTATAATTTTCTTTTATTTCCGTTATAACCAGTTCCCTTTGATAATTCATTATAAATTTCAGTCTTAATCTTAGAATGGTCACTATCGACATAGTTCTTAATTGCGTTAAGGGTTGCTTGGTCTACAGAACCCGCAATATTAATAGTAGTACCTTCAATGGTGACTTCTACATTCTGCGTTACAGTATCACTAACCGATGCCGCCTGTTTCTCAGGTTCCTCTGTCGCAGAAGATTTTAACTCAACCTTTTCCGCTGCGATAGACATAGCTGCCGCACTCAAATTAGCATTAGATAATAAATTACTTATATCCGCTTGTGTACCAACTAAAGAACCATTTTCATTAACAAGAGAAGAAGTATCTAAGGAAGTAGTCTTTCCGTCTTTTGTTGCGGTGACCTGCTTAGTCGTATTGTCATACCCAACTTCATAACCCGATTTTTCAAGCGTTTCCCGCAATCCAATCTTTTCTTGCTCAGCTTCATTTACTTTTGTAACAGTAGTCGCAAGTCCTTGCAAATCTTCATCAAAATTGATTAAAGACATAGACAAATCTTCTAAGGTGTAAGTTAAACCTACATCTTCAAAGAGTTGTTTCATTTCTTCAGCGCTTGCATAGTGGTAATTGCCTTGCCCCGCTAAATCGCCCGCCAGCTTAGATAAATCAAGAGTATAGGATTGTCCATCTTTAGTTACTGTTGCTTTTTGGTTTTCTTTATTATATTCAGAAACCTCATAGCCTAAAGCTTTCATCCAATCTCTAAATGTTCTATCTTCTGTATAGGTAACTTTTGCGGTTGCGGATTCCGCCATTTTTTTAGTATCTTTTAAATTACCATTTTCATCTCTGTAAGATTGAGCTTTTGCTATTGTGTTAAGATTAGCATTAGGGTCATAAGTTGCACTATAGTAATCGCCCTGATCTTTAGCATATCTTTCAAGTAAATCAGATAACTCGCCAAATTCAAAACCGCCATAAGAAGCATTTTCACCATTTAGATAAGATTGAATTAAGTCATACATTACTTCATTATTATCTTCAATCTCTTTTCTAAAATCTTGGAAATTATCTAATTGCTCTTGGAGCTTTTTAGTTTGATTTTCAAGTTCTTCGTCAACTTTATCTAATTGGTCTATTGCATTTTGGATAGAATTTCTAATTTTCTCTCTCCAAGCTTCAACAGCATCCTCTGTTAATTCTTCATCAATATCATCAATCTTATCTTGGGTATCCTGTGCATCGGACATTGCCTGCAAGTCACCGGAGGAGCCAGCTGTTAATTGCTTATTTCGGTCTGAAACTAATTCGCTACGTTCTTTAAGTTTCTTTTGCTTTTCATTCTCTTCATCCTCAGCCGCCCATATATCTTCAAGAGCGTCAAGATAATCTTCTAAAGCTTGACGTTTTATATCATTAGCTTCTTTTACCTTGTCTGCGGCTTTCTGTGCAGCATCCACTTCTTTTTGATAAGCATCCTCTACTTCATCAAGCTTATTAGTTATGGCGTTTTTAATAAGCTCTTCCGCATTTTGGATTGCCGTCTTTTCCATTTCTTCAAGACTATCCGCTAAGTCTTTAGAATTTTCTTCTGCGGTATATAAATCTTCATTTAGCTCATCAAGATAGTCTAACCAATATTGATTTGTTGGGTCTTTTGCTAATTCTTCATTAACTTTTTCAATTCTTGTCTGAATTAAGGCGAGCTTGCCTTCACTTACCGCATACCTTTGAGCAATTAAATCCGCTTTCTTAGTTTCATAGTCAGGGTCATCTTCATCAAGCATATTGATTTGATGAGTAAGAGTCTTATCTAATTTATCCTATTCATCAGAGATACGTTGATTTCTTTCTTTGTAAGCGGCAATCATTTTTTCAGTTTGGTCGTTAATTTGTTTTAGAATCGCCCTACTGACTTCACTCTCTTTGCCGTTATTTTTAGCTAAAGCATCTTCGTACTGTTCTCTTAACTTTTCAATAGCAAGACTATATATGTCAGCTTGTCTTAGCTCTGTGCCGACCCTATCTTCTAATTCTTCAATCATTTCAGAGGTACTATCAACAATACCATCTGCGATTTTCTTTATATCAGTTTGCCAAGTTTCAGTATAGGCATCCGCCCAAGATTTTCCAAGGGTTCCGCTACCAGAAGTCAAGCCAACAGTATCAATGATGGTTTTTATCATTGAAATGATACTAGAAATTCTACTTTGAGCGTCCTGTGCCTCTTTTAAAGCGGCTTCCGCATCTTTTACTTGCTGAGAATCTTCTCCAAAAGATACTTTAGCTTGACCTAATCGATTACTAGCATCAACAACAGATTTATCTAACTGGTCTTGGACTTCTTGCCATTTTTCTTCTGAAATTTGGTCAAGAGGTATTCCTTTCAGACTTGGAATATATTGATTGATAAAAGATTGAGCAATTTGAAGTCCATAAGAACGAGCATCTCCTGTCTTTGAAGCTAATTGGTCTTGATACTTCTTTACTCTTGCTTGGCGTTTTTCTTCAACATTTTTAATAAGAATGTCATCACCACTAGCGATAGCTTCATCTAATTCATCAGCCAACTTCTCCATATCTGATTCATAGGCTTTAGTTAAATTATCTATATCAGAAATCTTTGCGGAAAAAGTTTTTGTTAAGTCTTTAGTGTAAGTATCAGGAGTAAAAGTTTCTTTTCCACTTGTATCAGGAGTAAGAGTTTCATCTAAATTATCTAATAAACCTTGTAAAGTGCTTTCTCTTGCTTCTAAATTACTTAATCTATTCTTTATATCATCAAGAGAGCCATATTGAGCACTAAAAGTTGCTGCTAGTTGCTCTTGGATATAAGCATCTTTATCAAAAGTTTTTTTAGCATTAATCTTGCCTTCATTTTCCTCATCTATTAAAGAAACCCACTTATCAACTTCTGAAATTGATGAGAACTTAGCTAAATTTTCATTTTGTTCTACCGCAGCGTCAAATAAATCTTGCTTTTCTTTTTCTGAAGCAGCTGCTTTCCACATTGAAGAAGATATCCCCATTGCTTTTTTGAATTGTTCTTCTGAATCAGAAGAATGTTCTTCAAGCTAGTTATTATATCTTTCAGTTGCCTGTTCTTTAAGTTCCGCAGTATTCTTAATTAAGCTTTTAGTATTTTCATTTATTGCGACTGAATCTAAATCAACATTTCCCTGATGCTCTAAAACCGCTTTTGCAGCTTCTAAAGTTTGTCTCTCTGTCTCAATTTCCGTTTTTAAATTACTAATTTTAGTTTTTAAACTCTCTTTAAGGGCAGAAGTATTTAATTTAATGCCATCTTCTGTAAACTCTAAGGCATCCGCATAATCTTCATTTGATTCAATTAATTTTAAAGCGGTACTTGCAGAAATTTTACCATTTTCTTCATACTCCGATAAAGCACTAGATACTGTACTAATATCATTATCTAAGGTAGATAAAGCTTCAGAGAATTGCTTTGCTGATAAAGTTAGCCCTTTAAATGGGTCTACTTCTTCTAAATCAGAAATGCCCTATAAATCAGCAAAGTCTTCTGTCGAAAGACCTGTACTTGAAGTCCAATCTTTTACAGAAAGTTCTTTTATAGCAGTTGAGGTTTCTGTTGCTTTATTTTTTATTTTAATGAGAATATCCTCTTCTTCTAGCCCGCTCTCTTTAAGTTTTTCTAACAAAGCGCCATATTTATCAGATGATAAAATCTCTTTAGTTAGTTTGCCTTCCTTCGCAAGCTCTACTAATTCTTTTTTACCTTTTTCAAATTCGTGCGTATTAAAAATTTTGTCAAATGTCGCAGATTTTTTCTCTATTTCATCCGTCTCTGTCTGAGTTGCTTTATCTAATTGCTCATTTATATCTTCAACGAATTTTATTGCCTCTTGACCAGACAGTCCAGATTCTTTAGCGTATTTAAGTAATTGTTCATTATTCGCTTTTATTAAGTCAAAATTATTTAAAAGGGTTAATTGGGCACTCTCATAGGCGGCTTTTTGTTCATCAGTTAAATCTTTATTATTTTCAATTTCTTCATTTAATACCTTATATTGAGCAATTTGTTCTGTTATATCAACAAAAGAACCTTTGTCAAAGTCTTCTTGAGTTAATGCTTTAACATCTTCAACGATATTTTGTCCAACAGCGCCTTGGGCAGCTCCCGCAATTTCTTTTATACTCTCAATTTCTTCTTTAATGGCAGATTCGTCAATACTACTAAAGCCACCCTAAATTTTATTTAAACTTTCTTCTTGTGCTTGATAGGCTAATTTAGCTTGTAATTTACTTAATTCTTCGGTTTTGTCTATTCTAGCTTGCAATGCTTCATTTGAAGCTTTTAGATTATCTAATTCTTTCTTTTCAACTAAAGTAATTGAGCCATCTTCAACTTTCTTTTGAAGCTCCTCAATTCTATCTTTTGCGGTATCTAACTCAGAAGTTAAACTTTCAACATCTTCTTTCGTTTCTTCCTACTGACTAATTACAGCCTGTCTAGCTTTAGCAGCTTTTGCTTGTACTATACTACCTAATTTAGCTAAGATGGCGGCAGCTCCAACTACAACAGCTCCACCAAAAGCTAAACCAGCTCCCGTTCCTAATCCACTTAATGTCTTAGAAAATGTACTGAAAGTTCCTATAACTCCATTAAAAGCTCCTTTAAATGTATTAATAAGAGTTTCTTTAAAGTTGGCGGTATTGCTAAGTGCTTTTTGTAAATCTTTAGTAATAGTTTCGCCAATTTTGATTTTATTTTGAAGTTTATCTAAAGCTTGCATAGCTGTTGTTACTGAACTCATTGAAGTAGCAACTTTTTCATTGGCAGAAACAACAGCATCTTGTGCTTGTTTAACATTAGTTGTTTGTTTTCCTAATTCAACAGTTAAAGAATTATGCTCATTTTGTAGTTCTTGAATAGTTTGTTTATTTTTCTGTAGTTTATTATCGTAAGAAGAAATACCACCTTCTAACTCCTAAACTCTAGCCATAAAACGAGTATAGGCTTCATCTTTTTGAGCATCTGATAAATTATCATTATTTAAAGCATTTTCTGCTTGTTGTAAAGCTAAATTCTTTTGTTCTATTAGATTATACTTTTCAGCTTTTAAAATCTTTTCATCAGCTAAAGCCGAAGCAATCTTATCTTCATTCGAGGATAAAGCTTTTTGTATTCTTTCTTCTTCTATCTGTTCTGCAAGAAGTTGACCCTCTGCCTCTTTTTGCTCGGCAAGAGCAATACTAACTTCATCTTGAGCATTAACTAATTTTTTTCTTGCGACTTCTTCTTCTAAAGCTAAAGCTTGATTTTGTTGTAATTGTTCTTGTAGCTTTTGTAAAGTAATAGCTCTCTCGTTTATTGTAGCATACTGTTGCATAGTGCTATACATTGAAGACAACCCTTGTACAATAAAGGGGACATTTGCTACAATAGCATTAAATGACTTTACAATTTTTTCTCCACCTGTTAAATCCTCGTCTTTAGCAATTGAAGATAAAGAATTAGTTAAATTAGAAATTCCACTTGTAACTTGCCCAATAGCAGAAATAGTTTTTACTATATTTTGAGTATTAAAAGCTTGTTTAGCCGCAGATTCCATTCTCTGCATCTCTTGTTCAGCAGCCTGAATCTGTAAAGTAATCTGTTCAGATTTTTCGCTATAGGTTTTCGCCATATTGTCAAAATTAGCGGTATTTTCTTTTACAGCATCTGATTGACTTTGAAGAATAGATAATAGTTGTTTCATACTATTAAGCTTGTCTGAATCAACTTCTCCGCTAGCTAACATAAAATTACTAGAATCGCCAATTTTTTCTAAGGCTTGTCTTAAAGCTTCTGTTTCTTTTCCAGCAAGCTGCTCATCTTCAATAAGCTCTTGAACGCTTTCAGATACATTATTAAAATTCTTTACTAAATTTTGATATTGCTCGCTATTCTCATCAATAGCGGTATTGTATCCAATTTCTTGAATAGTGTCTTTTAATTTACTCGCATATCCTTCAGCTCTTTCATACATTGAAGCAACTTCTGCCACTCTCTCAGCGGCATCAAGAGTTTCTGTTGAATCAGAATAGTTAAAGTCGGGCTTAATGCCAGATATACTTTCAGCATATTCTTCTGCTTTTGTTTTTAATTCTTCCCATAGTAATTGTTGGTTACCTAAATCAGCAGCTTGTTCAACTAATTTTTTATGAGCGTCAATTTCTTCTTCGTTTAAAACGGAATAATATTGCTGCATAGCCATAGTGTTATTAACTATATCACTTATAACACCTTCGCTATAGCCTTTTGACTCTGCTAAAGTTTGAGTAAATTCTAATTCAGCGGCTAATTGTTTCGCATTATTTTTCGCATTTTGAAAATTTGTAACTAAATTATTAATTTCATTAGATATTTGCTTACTAAAAAGCTGTCCCATCAAAGGAATTAATAATTTTAAAGTACCTTCTCCGCCACCTAAAGAATCAAATATAGTAGCGACTCCTGTGCCTAAATCGCCAACTAAATCAATAATATCTTTAATATCTTCTTTTTCATTCTGTCCGATGAAAGAATCAGCAGCGTCCTCCCAAGAAGCGCTCATTGTCTGAAGGTGTGCGGCTAAGCTATCTGCATAAATCGACTGTTGTTCTTCAAGAGTACCTTCTGCCTCTTGTGAAACTTTTAATGCTTGCTGATATTGAGTAGTCCAGTTGTCAAACAAAATCATTAAGTTGTTGTACTGATACTTACCACCCAATTTTTGAGCAAGAGCTTGTTGAGTACCTCTATCAATATCGCTCCATTTATTACCAATATCAGAGAGAATATCCTCCATATCACGCATTTTGCCTGAAGCATCTAATACTTGAATACCAACATCTTGTAAAGCGCCTGATACTGTACCAAGGTCAACATCATCTTCAAGAGTCTTACCTAATTTTAAGTCACCAATTCTAGCATAGATAGTCTTTAAACTATTACCAACTGTTTCAGGAGCTTGTTTAGCAACAGAAACAATAGTAGAAATCTGTGCATTTAAGGAATCAAAACTAACACCTACAATATTTGCGGTTGATGCTACTTTTGACATACCTGTAGCTACTTCACCAAGGTCAGATGCGGTTGCTGCTGCCACAGCCGCCAACTTATCAACGTAATTTTCATATACGCCAATTCCTTCTTCTGCCGCTTCATTTGCAACTTGATAGCCATTCCATACCGCAGTAAGATAATCAGACATTTGCTGAGTATCTACGCCTGTTGTTACGTTTGACGCTTTTGTGGTTACTTGCGCCTTATACATAGCGTCACTATCAGTATCACCTTGCTGATAATAGATTAAAGCGGCTTCCGCTATATCGGTGGTGCTTGCGCTTAAATCTTTTGCCGCCTTATTAGCATTTACCGCAAACGCTGCCATTTGGTCATTAGATTGTCCTGTAACAATTCTAATATCATTTAATGCCGTATCCAAATCTTTTACATAATAATACGCCTGTTGAATCGACCCAGAAATATTATTAAATATGGATGCGGAAATACCCCATTTAACCGTATTAGTCATTGTTTCGCCAATAGAGTCTAATAAATGGGAAGTCTGTTTTAATTGTAAATTAGAAGTTAAAACTTCTGATGTTAAATTTCTGAAAGCTTGTTTTCCGCTAATACCAACAGCAGAAAAATCTTTCTATATTTTATTTATATCTAACTTCTTTAATTCAGTATTAAATTTAGATATATTTAAAGTACCTAATTCTGTGCTAAAAGATTTCTGCAAAGCAACTTGAACCGCACTCGCAGATTCTTTTACTTGATCTAATTTCTTTAAAGCGTCAGAAACATTAATTGCTTGTCCCATATCCAACAACTCTCTTGCTGAGAGGTTTTGAATATCTTGTAGAGATTTCTGTAACTTTTGCAAACTAGATTGGTCAACAGAATACTGTATACCAAATTTAATGTTACCGCCATTAATTGATGATGCCATTTCCTTTTCCCTCCAATAAAAAAATCTCACTCTACTATGAATATATCACAATAGAGTGAGATGAATTAATTTATTTTGCCCCGATAGGTCTATTCCCATTTGCGGCTGTAGCAAAATCAATTACAGCTTGATATTTCTTTGGGTCAAAGTTTTCAACCATTTTTGCGGCATCCTCCATAACAAGAGGTATCTTAGAAAGAAGAGCATTAGCAACACCTGAAAAACTATTCTCATAATCTTCTTTCTTTTTTCTTATGTCTATAAGATTATTGTAAACGTATTTAAACTCATCTTCGGGAATTGCGGCAACCACCGCATCAATTATTCCATTTGTTTCGAGAGAATCATATAAAGTATACATATCTTCATTCTCATCAAACTTAATATCTGTATACATTTTAACTACATTAACATAGAAATAAGCTTCTAAGTCTATAGGATTATAAAAGCCTGAATCCGCACTTTGCTGTAAACTAATCATTATCAAATCTTTCTTCTTTTCAATAGGTAAATAAGAAGAAACTTTAATAGAATCCCCATTCACCTTAATAGTATTATATTTAATAATAGGTTCCTGCATCCTTTTTTCTCCTTTTCTTTTTCTTTTCTTTCTGTAAAAATTATATCATAAATTTTTTATGTTGTCAAGTTACCACCTTGGGGTATTTTAGATTAAGTAGCTTAGATGGCTAAAATGATACCGAGAAATCCATTTGCTCAATGAGTTCATTTTGTTTTTTTGCTCTCTAGTAAGCTACATAAGTATTTTCTAGCTTGCCTCCAGTCCAAGCTTTTTGGAATACTTCATTTGATTTTTTTAAATTACCCCCAAAAGAGGTTGCAAATACGTCATTATCGCTATTTTCTGAAGAATCAGCTCCTGAATAGCTCGCTGCATATAATATCAAATCCCATATTGAAATTGCTACTCCATTAATAACTATAAAATGAGCTAAATCAGTTTCTCCTTTTTTTACAAGTCCAGTTCCAGCAACTATTGTATCTAAATTCCGTAATAAAAGACTTCTTCTCATATTGTGCATCATTGCTCTATCTGTGTCTTTAGAATTAAGTCCAATAGCATTCTATGAAGCCCAAAGATATTCTTCCTTATTATTGCATATCTGTTTAAGTCTTGAAAGCAAGCCCCCGTTTGACTCATTTGTTAAATGTATGGCAGAGGAAGAGGATAAACCTGTGTCTTTTGAATTTATATTTATATCTTTCTATGTTTTAATGCTAAAACCTAAGTCCATAGTTATTTCTTCTCCGTCTTGAATTGTTAAAGTAGCATTCTTCCATTTAGAATCCACTTTAAAAGTTTGACTTCCTCTTTGTCCATATTCTTCAATAAAATTTGCGGTACATTTAGAGTCTCCTCCTCTAGTTATTGCTAAACCTCCTGTTACTACTTCTTGAGCGGTTTTTATACAACCTTTTCTAGCTCTCGTAGCAACTAATGCGGCTAACGTTTCTCCTAATTGAGTAGAAAAAATAACTTTTAAAGAGCTATTTATAGATTTTTTTATATCTCCACCTTCTACCTTTTCTTTACCAAGATACCTGTCTATTATATTTTTTGCAGCTTTGGCAATATTATTAGCAGCATTTTGGGAGAGAGAAATAACTTTTCCTTCTTTTTTCTCAATATTATTAGTTATCTATTTATTCAGCTCCTCACTTATATTTTCTAAATTTTGTTCGCTATTAAGAATTGTAACTAAATTACCAATTTCATCGCCATCTGCTTCTAATAATTCAACCCCTTTTCTAATATACATTAAAAGATTACCCATAGATTCTAATGAAACTTCTTTTTTAATAGCATCATAAGCATTTTTCATTGTAGGTAATAACTCATTTATTTTACTAGAGTTATTAAACATTTCTTGCACTTGTTCTCTCGCAGATTCTGATACCATTTTTATAAAGGCTTCTTCATCTTTAGTTTGAATTGCAGCTCCTGCTACTTGTCCTATAGAAGTAAAATCGCCTTTTATAGATTTTATAAAATTATTTGAATATCTTGTTTTCATCTTCTTATAGTATTCATCTTGTTTACTTTTCCCCTAAATGTTATAAAAAGTATTTATACCATTAGCATTTCTAAAATGTTCTAAATGTTTATAAATATAATAGTATCTTTTATTGTCATTGTCAGAAGAAGAAGTAAAAGTATAATCATTATAATTACTATATTTAATGTTCGCCATTTTCTTTCTCACCTCTTTTATATAAAAATAAGGGCGGTTTCCCGCCCTCTTAAATTATCAGCCCTCTGCCTCTGTCTGACTGTCAGTAGTAGTAGCTGTTGCTGTACCTAAAGAATCTGTCTCGATGATTGCATCGTCACCACTTGACTTTATCAATTCATCTTTCTCGTGTTTCATTACACTATCGCTTTCCTCAGCACTAGAGCTATCTTTGATAATCTGCATTACACAAAGAACCTTCTTAGTCTGATTAAAATAAGTATAGCCTGGAAGTGCATCCATTGTAAAAGTAAATGTCAAATATCTTCTACATAAGGCGTTACTCTTATGTACGTTCTCTAATGAACTGCTCTACGTTTCCGTAGAAGTTGAGACTATATCTTCATCTTACCTTTTTATTTTTACAAGATAAGAGTTTCCCATTTCCACTCACTTGAGTGTACTCCCTTACGGGATAGTCGTTGAACTTTAAACTTGCCAAGTTTTATTATACAAAAATTTTTAAACTATGTCAAGTTTCTTAGCTGCTGATTACCCAATTCTTATAATTTTTAAACATTCACGCTTATAATCACTTATTACGTTGTAGTTTATAAGACTCTAAGGGCTTTCCAGCAATTAAAGAACTATCTTTTTTCAGCTTATCATTAAGCCGCCAAGCGCATTTGTTCACTTGGGTCTCCAGTTGCTGCCATACTAAATGTAAAGTTAGACTGAATCTTTACATTAGGAAGTGTAATATTAACAGGGGCGTCAACACCGTCACTCTGCTTTCTAAACAAAGTATCAGCTTCTACATAGTAATAACCAGCAAAATTCTCTGCATCAATTTGAAGCTCATCTACATCAGAAGATTTTGTACTAACATAGTAATCAGCAAATACATTTGTACCGTTATCTACCCCAGTACCAACTGTAATAACGGTAGTTGTTTTACCATTCTCTGTAGTAGATGTGATTTCCGTTACTTCAACACGTTCACCCGTTAAAGAACCATCTGTTTCAATACTTAAAAGATAAATTGGTGCTGTGCTACAAACTGTTCCATCTACTGTAATTTTACCATCAGTAATAGTATGAGTACCCGTAGTATGAACGTGAACAGTCTCACTTTCGCTACCTTTAAGTAAACCTGCACCTGAAAGCATCGAGAAGCTAATTGGGGAAAGTAAAGCATCCTCTACGGTAAAAGTTAAGCTTTTCTCGCCTTCCCAAGCTATAAGATTCGTATTACCTCTACCACCAGTAGCATATACAGTAGTAGCAGAGCCTTCAAGAGTGGAAGTTTTTGCAGAATCAATATAGAGAACTGGCTGTCCTTTTACAAATGTCTTGCCAGCAATAGTAGTATCTGACTTAGCTCTAAATACTACGTTACATATTTCTCTTACGCCATAACGCATAAATCTTTTCCTCCTTTTTGTATATAAAAAGTTTATTTATTAAACAAGGAGTCTGGCTGAGTAGGCTCAATAGAATAAAGGTCTTTCATCCAATTCTCTACTTCATCCATACCCTTGCCACCCGCTAATTTAATTTTACAAAAAGTTTCATAATTTTCATAAAGATTAAATCTTTGGAATTGGTCAAATAATTGATAAACAGTATTTTGAGAAATTGTATTTACATTCTCTTTTAAACCAATAGAAAGAATAGAAATGTATCTCGCCATAATAACGGAATCTTCGTGTTTGTCTTTGGCGGCATCCCTCTTTGCTAAAATGCGGTGGCGCTCTTGTAATTTTTTAACAATTGCCGCAGCCCTATCACCTTCGGGATTGTACTCATTATCTGTTCTTTTTTGCTCTTGAGAATTTAAACAAAAAATGTCAATTAAAATTTTTCTAAAATCAGACCAATTATCATTATTCAAAAAAATTTCATTTTCCTGCTTATCTATTAATAAAATATCTTTATCTTTTATCTAAATCTGATAATCGGATAAAGTTAAAATCAATATCATTCTTGAATAAAAAGCATTTACACTTTTATCCTTTAATATTGTCAATAATATATCAAAATCGGTTAAATCATCTAAATCAACCTTGCCCACTTTTTCTAAAGTTTCTCTTGGAAACAATAGCAAAGTACAACCGATAAAGAATGGCTCACATCCGCCTAGCTCCTCCGCAATCTCTACTAAAGTGGGTTGCTTTATTTTAATCTTAGTTCCATTTGTAAAAAAAGTAACCTTTGCACCTGTGATTAAAACTAAATCATCAACCAAGTTTAAACACCTATTTTATCATCAAACCCGTGTACCGCTTGATACATCAAGGTATAACCTGATAAATTTTCATCTAAGATTAATTCATTACAGCCAAGGAATTGAAATGTACCAATACCTGAAAGTCTACAGTTATTTAAAATTCCATCAATATAACCGCAAATCTTTAAAGGTCTTAACCTATAATCTCCTAAATCCCAATAGTCAGTATGACATAAAACATCGAAACTAACTGTACAATCTCTAAATTGCGGATTCGTTGAATTTGTAACAAAATTATCAAATCCAATTAAGATGTAAGATTTAACTTCCTCGTGCTCAGGTAATCGAATTTTAGGCTCTAACTTAATATAGCCGTCTTCTCTTAATTTCGATACCGTCATTTCATTTAACTTATCTTGATATATTTGGCTTGTTGTGTTATCAAGGCAATCTTTAGTATTAATAACTAAAAGCCTTTTTAATTCTTCACTTCTATTACCGCTTTGTACAAATAACTTATTTATAATAGCGGCACAGTCTTTCTCGCAAGAGAGAAAAGATGACTTTATAGGAATATATGAGTCCATTCTCATTTGCAAAATCTCCTTTTATCTCAAATCTATAATTAAAAAGGTTCAACCTTTATTGTTTTTACTATATCTTCTTCGTTTTCTCTTTTGTATATTAAATCAAAAGCAAAACTTCTGCCATAATTAATATTTAGAGTAATTGAAGTATCATCAAAGTTACTAATAGACACTTTGTTTGAATTGACTACCCAAATTCCGCCATCTGCATTTTCAATAGCACAAGAAATAGAGTCATAAGGTTTTACAGTTGCGGGAACTGAGATATACGGAGCGTCTAAGCTAGTGTCATCCTCACTCTTAGCAGCCTCCGCCAATTCTTTATCTTCAATGGTATTGTTAAAGGTTTCCCCAATATGGACTTGAATTATTCCATCTCCATAATAAGGATTTACAGTATACACTTCCCAATTATTTTTGTCAATTTTTATTTTAGAAAAACGATGAAAGAAAGCTTCCGTTTCTTCATTCTTTGTAATGTATAGCTCCATTCCATAATTCATATCATTCCAAGAAACGCCCTTCTTGTAGTTCCAAGGTAAGGTTGTCTCAGTTGGACCTTCTAAATAAATATGCTATTCATTATCATTAATGGTTACAGTAGTATCACATCTTCTAATCTCCGCTCTAAAATAAGCATCTTCTTCTATATATCTTAAATAAACTAGCCAATAAGTATTGGTTTCTTTCCAAAGAAAGACATCACCGGGTTTCATACCAATTTCTTCTTCCCCCATTGTAGTTTTCTCTTTATCCTCTTGCTCAGGATTTAATCGAATATCTTTAAAAGGGATAGAAATAATTTTATTATCATAAGCGGGTTTCAATTTATCAGGATTGATTAAACATCTAAACTCTCTACCATCTGCCAATACAGCAGTCGCAGCTTGATAAGAATAGAGTAGAGACCTTTTTAAACTCATTAGTTTATCCTTCTGAAATCTTTGCTCTTGATTGCCGCCCCTGTATTGTAATCTTTTATTGAGATTATTTAAACTTTGCATTGTTGTATAACTGTATTAATTAAACCAATACAATCAAAGATTGTTCTTCGATAGATTAAAAAATCTTCTTCTTGGTCTAAAAAGTACAGTCCCTCCAACTTACAAATTAAAGCAAATAGAGTAGCTCGATGCTCAACGAGAACCATTTGCATTCCCGCAAATTCTTCAATGATTGTCTCTAACGGCTTTTTCCAATCAGTCTTTTCCTCTCTTAAAGGTAAAAGCTTATAAGTTTGGTTCAATAGCCTAGTTAAAGAAGTTTTAATAGCTGAATCCGCAATCTCTACGCCATATTTAGTTCTCATTAAGAGTCCCTCCTTTTTGAAGGAGCCATTATAGAACCAAAAGTTGAACGCATAATTCCATCAGAATCCGCTTTTCTTCTCTTATATAATCTTTGAAGATGGAAACCTTCTCTTTCATAATCTTTCTTTAAAGAAAGTAATTTAGATAAATGATTTGCTTGTGATGTCATTTTAAAATCAGAACCCGTATACTTCATTCTGATATTTTCAATACTTGCTAGCTGTTGACCTATCCAAGTTACTATCATATAAGTAGCAAGGATGTTAGCTTCCTCAGTAGATAGGTTACAATTAAACCCCTCTTCTGAGTAGTTATATATATCTTGTCTAGGGAACTCAAAGTAATGTAATGAACTCATTAAAAGGTCATTAAGCATACTTTCTGTTTCTTCTTTTGTTAATTCCATATACATATCATCGGTAATTTTTGAAAGGAATAAATTATATATATTTGTAAAAGGTGTCGTTTCCATAATACACCTCCTAATTACTTCTGAACAACTTTATATTTTGGAGTAGTTCTTCTTACAGGCTCTTTAGTTTCAGTTGCGGAGGTTACTGGCTCGGCACGTCTAGTCTTTGCTTTTTCCTCTGCCGTCTCCTCTTTGCTTTCTTTATTAAAATCAATTGCACTATTAATGTTTAAGCCTGTTTTTTCAAAAATCGCATTTCTCTTAGAAATATCATTAATTTCTAATTTTACAGCTAAATCCTTAATTAATTCAATAACACCATTTGGAGCGAAGTCAAGACAATCCATTAATTGGTCTAAAGTCCCCTCTAAAAGTAACTTCTTCACATCTTCTTCGGTGTAATAATACTCAGGTTCAACAGAAGAAAATAACTCATCAATTAGCTCTTGATTATCAATCAAAAGGCAATTCTTTAAAATATAGCTGCCGCCCCTGATATAAGAAAGCTTCCTTATTTCCTCAACTGTTAATTCTTTTGTTTCATTTGGCTGAAAACTTCTTCTTAAATTACCTAAGTCTGGAATAACGTAACCAACATTACCATTATCTCTATTTGTAACTTTTACAATTGTAGTTTTGTCTAACATTTTATTATCTCCTTTTATCACCTTATAAAGAGTGAGAAAATACTTTTAATACTTTCTCACTCCAAAACATCATTTATATTACTGTGTTAAAGATGTATTAATGTATACGCAAATGTTATTAGTAATAATAGCACCAACGCCCATCTTCTTATAAACCTGAACCTCTCTTGAACGGTCGCCACGGTTTACATATTCCTCAACAATAGTCTGACCCTCGAAAGCAATCTTAACAGGCTTATCGTTACCGCCAGTTGGGATAATCCAAGCGTAAGCTGGATCCATTACTTTCTTAGTGTTTGTCTCATCTTCATAAGACTGGTTAAGAACAACTACTCTATGACCCTTGTAGTTTGCAAGATAGCCGTTATTCCACTTCTGGTCTTTCATAGCGTCAGATACCCAACCCTCTGCAGGAACCATTGTAGCGGCAAACTCATAACTACAATAAATAGTAGCCTGACCATAAGAATCAGCAATAGAAATCAATCTGTCCATCTCAGATTCAAGGAATGTAGACTGAGTAGATTTATTAGCTGCCTGAAGATTTGTAACAGCACCCTTTAAAGCTCTCTCAATCTCAATATATGTAGCTTCGTCAAGACCTTCCATAATAATATCAAGAACATCTGCGAAATCAACTCTACCATCAAGGAACTCCTCAAAACCAATCTGAGCAGCACCACCAAATGCGCTAGTAGGAACTTCATAGCTCTTACCATCAAGCTTAAATACTTCGTATCTACCAGCAAGACCAACCTTAGTAATGAACTGCTTTGCACGTCTGCGGCTAGCTGTTGTAATACGTTGTGTGAAGACTGGCTTATCGCCCTGTGCGAAAGTCTTAATCTCTGCAAACTGACCATACTGGTCGAGAACCTTCTTAGGAAGAATATCATCAATAGTCTCCTCAATAAGGGAGTAAACAGTATTCTTATTCTCTCTATAAAGAGCATAAGTACCCGCAATTTCCTTTAATTCATCTCTAAGAGTTTCCTGTAAATCACCATAACTAAATTTGTCATTTCCATAAGAATATGCAATCTGTGAGGAAGGACTAGCATTAGCTACTGTTTTCATCAAAGTAAGTAAATCTGTTTTATTTAATGCCATTTTCTTTAATCCTCCTTCTCTTATTTAATTCTCTGAAGCTTAACACCTGGTTGACCATCAGGCATTGTGTACTCTTTTACAACCTGGAACTGAATAGCGTCATCTCCGCCATCCTTTACAAGGTAACCTGTTGCGTTAGGACTAAGAATATCACCAACGGAAACTTCAATACCCTCATAGATTGCCTTTGCGCTAGTATTTGCGCCACCAATAGTATTAGTAGTATAAATGTCACCTACATTAGTTTTAAGCAATCTAGGAGTCATCTGACCCTCGAAAGGACCAACTCCATAATGAGAAATATCACTACCTACTGTATAATTATCTTTAATCATAGCGAAGTCCTTATAAGACTCTCTCCATTTGTCATCATAAAGCTTAACTTCGTTGAATACCATCAACCACTCGCCTTCGCCATCAAAATCAACTACACCATTTGCATAGTCATACTTTACAAACTGACCATTCTCAAGAATCTCAATATCAGACTTTGCTGGTAACTGAGCATAAACCTGAGCAGTGATTTGACCTGAAAGATGGTTAGCTTCGACCTGCCCAAATCCTTGTCTTTTTACTGTTAAAGCCATCTTTTATTTCCTCCTTTTAGTTGTTTCTATTATTCTGCGTATTTTTTACCGCATTTATCCAAGCTGGAACATCCGCAACAGCACTCTCTAAAGAGAAATTAATTGCGGGAGTATCCTCTATACTATTATCAACTTTTGAGTTATTGTCTAAATCAAAGTTGACCTTTTTTCTTACACAAATTACGGATAATTTTGCTTCAATATCATCAAGAGAGTAATTAGTCTTATTCTCTCTTACCTCTTTCTTATCTTCCTCAGAAAGCATATAGAAACTATTGATAAGTTCATCCTTCTTTGCGTCTTCTACAGACTTCTTAAACTCTACTAATTCTTCATACTGTGCCTTTAAAGCTGCAAAATCAGCGGAGAGATTATTGTACTGAGTTTCAAGTAAAGAATACTTCTCCTTATCTTCTTTGTCTTTATCTTTAGGAGTTTCTTCCTCGTCTTCAGGAGCGTCTTCTTTTTCTTCGTCTGTATCATCCTTTTTATATTCTGCTGCTGCGGGAACCTCAACAACAGTCTCAGTAGCTTCTTCTACAGCAACAGGAGTCTCTACTTCTACGGGAGTCTCAACTGTATCTTCTACTACTGGAGTATTTACATCTTCGTTCATCGTCTGTCCTCCTTTTAATGCAAACTCAAGGTCTTGCATCATATTATATAAAGTATTTTTAAAATTATTATCAAGAGAATAACTAAGACTTACATTTGGGGCGGTGATGCTTGCCCCCTCGAAACAAGGCTCTACGTCTTCACCCAAAATACACAACTTAGAAAAGGTAGCGTCATTTATAATATAAAAATCCATACCTTTTGCTCTATCGTGAACATAGTGTCCTTTTAAAGACTCCTGATCTATTTCCATAGATTGATTATTTCCTTGCTCAATGACTCTTTGACACTCCTCAAACTGTCCTGTCCATAAATAGCCTGTTGTCATTAAATATTCTCTTATAACAGCATTTCCAAAATTATCTGTTTCTTCAAACTTTTGAAACCAAACTTTTGCATCGGGTGACACAAATCCATAAGGAATAGTTAAAGTCTCAAAATGAACCCCGCTATCGTCTATTGTAATACGTTTACTATGGCTATCAAAATCCTCTGTATCTTCTTTATAATATCCAACAATAGGTGCTCCCCTTAAGGTTTTAGCCATCTCCATTACAACATCTTTGCTTAATATAGTTTTATTGCGGTTCTCTCCCGTATATAAAACTTTTATTTCACAACTTGACATTAATGGGTTAATATCTAAAGGTTGAAGATTTATAAATTCTGGAGAATCAATAGTTGCAAATGATTGCATCATATTAAATATCCTCCTTACCTTATCATTATAAAATGAAAAATGTACCTTTTCTTTTTATCAGAATTGACCAAAAATTTTTTAATTTTGTGATTCTTTATTCTGAATTGTTTTTTCTGATTTTTGGTCGTCCTCTTTTTCGGGGCGACCCGCCTCTCCGGATTCCCCTCTCAAGCTCTGTACGCTTTCCGCATTCATAGTTGATGACATTAAAGGTGGAATAAAGACGTTAATTAAATCTAAAACATCATTTTCAAAATAAGCATTTGCTAAAACTGAACTTTGAGTTTGACCTAATGCGATTTGAGGAAGCATTTTTGAATAACCTAACTGAGTTTGCTCTTTATATAACTTAGCCATTTCTTTATAATTATAAATGGTTGTTGTTAAAATCTGTGCTTTATAATACAATTTCTTAGGAGCTTTGTTGAAAGGTTTTAATAAATAATTGTTTAAAAAACCTTCAAACTGAGCAATTAAATTATACATACAAGCTTCATCATTTAAAATAGATTTTTCAAGAGCAATATTACCATCTGTGTTAAATTGCATCTGAGATACACCCGCTTCATTATAAACGGTTCTTTCAACTTTCTCTAAATCATCTGTCGTAGTAGTGGTAGTGCTGTCTGACATATCCGCAACATCTACATCCGCAAAAGTAGTTAAAACATCTATACCTATTGCTTTACCAAGCATTCTCACCGCATTATTATGTAGCTCTTGTGCTTCATCAACATCAAAAATTAAATCACCATTTTTATCAATAGGCATTTTCTGAATAATAATTTTTAAAAGGTTCTGTTGCATTTTCTTTCTATCTAAAGCTTGGGCTTCATCCAAATCTATAATGGCGGGAATAACTGATATAAATGCGGGATAATCTTCTCCATTTATATTAAATTTTACAGTATTCTCTGTATCTAAAAGATACCAACCCATTGTATCTCCTATAAAATCAGGCTGCAACTTACCTTCTTTATATAAGATATATCCTTTTTTAAATTCTTTTGGAAATAGATTTAATACTTTCATTCTTTGAGTTGTATCTCTAAAGTTTTCATCAAAAAATTTCATATTAAATTCTACAGCGGGTCTGCCATTCACAGTAAATCTTGAACGGCAATACTTAGGCGGAAGCTCTTGTACTGACATCTTTTCCGCAGTAGGTACTAAATATCCATAATAACAGCCATTTTGAATAACTTTTAAGGCGACTTCGCCAAAAAATTTCTTTATTTCAAAATTATCTAAATAGATTAAAGCTTTGTTAAATCCTTCTATGACTTTATCTTTTTTAATGGAAGAAGAAATCACATAAGGGGTAATCATCCAATCAAATCTATAAAGATATGCCATATATCGACATAATCTTGAATAAATACCACTTGTCTTATAAAAGAAATTAGAAATACCTCTCATTGTGCCTAAGTCTCCTGTGTGAATAGCTTTCAATACAGTTGCTTTATCCGCATAAGAGGGATTTGCTTTTCTTAAATCTCCTAATGTTAAGACAGCGTCCTCTAAAGATTTAACACCAACCCTTATTTTTGAAAAATCAAGAGTTCCATCAGGATTACTTATACTATGTTCATTATGTAATGAGAAACCTTTATTTCTAATTCTCTCTTGTCTATTTAACAGTTTTAACACCTACCTTTCTTATTTTAATATCCAGCCGCAGACATTATGTAATCATAATCTATTCGACCTTCATCCCAATAGGGAATGATAACCAGCGGAATACCGTGTTTTTCACAGTACTCCCGCTTTAACATATCATTATATTGTTGTTTTCGTAATCCGCCAACACCGCCAAACTTTGACTTAGGTTCATAATGCTGAATGCCTTGATACTCAATTAAGAAATCTATTGCTCCCTCATCATCAAAAACCGCAAAATCAAATCTCAGCGGTGCCCCACGATTACTAAGAAGGTCATCAAAAGAATACTCCTCTTGATAGGGAAGTCCTGAGCAAGATAATATATCACATATTTTTATTTCTCCTCTGCTTGCTTTCATTTTGACTAACCTCTTTTCTACATTCATAATAATATCAAAAATGTAATGAGCCTTTTTTACATTTTTGACCTTAAAACTTTTAAGAGAAGAATAACATTTCTGAGATATTTCTTCTTCTTCTTCTCTTACCTCTTTCTTCTTCTTTTTTAATATAATAAAGCCCATAAGCAAAAGCTGAGAATTTATCTTTTTTAATTCCTCTTGAAGCTTGTTTAAGAATAATATTTATACCTTCGTTTTCTTCTACAAGGTTAAGTAATTGCTCTCTAAGAACAGTAGTTAATGTAAAAGGACGTAAATGGTCTGCCCTTTGGTCAGGACTAAAACCTTGACCTACTTTCGTTCCTAGCATTTTAACTTTTGCTTGGTTTTCATCAATTAAAAATTTAACTTTTCCACTTGCCATTTGTGTTTGTACATAACTATAAGCTTCTGTATTAAGTGGCGCATTAGCTTTAATTAAAAATAAAGCATCTTGCTCCGTTTCAGGAGTCCTATATTTTTTATAGAATCCTTCATCATCATTGGCAATTCCAAAATCTGGTAAAGGATAACCTGTCTCAGGGTCTATTTGAGTTTTTACCATATAATCTACAAGACCGATTCCTACTTTATATTCCATATAAATCGCAACTTTATATGCGTTCTCTAATGAACTGCTTATAGTTTCCCATAAGAATAGACTATATCATATTCCTTATAAAAGGAATCTCTCCGTTTCTTCCGCCATTAGCTTGCGGTTTTACTCCCTTGTGCGGGATAGTCGTTGAACTTTAATTAAAATATTATTTTAATTCTTAGCTGCTGATTGGCATATCTTTCGACTTAGCTTTCCAGCAATTAAAAGAGTTTTCTTATATTATTGCTAATATAAGGGACTAATGTTAATCCATTCGCATCAAGCGCAATCGCTCTTGCTTTATATTTATAAAATAGTTTTTTTATATTGATTGCTTGGGTTTCAAAATGCTCTTCATCCCAAGAGTAAAGATTTACCAATGATTTTAAAGAAGTTCCTTGTGCTTGCGGGGTCACTTTAAATACGCAAACCTCAGTTGTACAGCCTTTTCGTCCAACGTCAACGCCTAATACATAATAAGCATTTTTACTAGAACGCCCATTATATTCAGACTCTGGCTGTAAAAGAACTCTATGTTTATCAAATTGCTCAGCTGAGAAAAACGCATTTTCAGAGTCTCCACTCCAATGACTTTCCTTTTTTCTTACGATACTTCGCTTGTATCTCTCTGCGTTTCCGCAGAAGGTGAGACTATATCTTCAACATATCTCCATATAAAGCCTTTATATGTTGGTATTTTACCTCGACAGCATTCTCCAATGTGAGAACTGGATCTCAGTCCCAACGAACGAGCCGCTGCCCCTGTAGATGGATATTTATTAATGAATTTACCTTTTAAATCATATTGATATACTTCTTTTGATTTTCCAAGGTTAGAGTAGTTTTTAGTTTCTCCTAAAACCTTATCAATAGACCAATAAAAACCACCACTTAAAGTTTTAATCTTTTTATTAACCTCTTGTAAAATAATACTATAGCTAATACCAGCCGCCAAAGAAGCTTCTTGAACACTCTTGTATTCTGCAACTAGCTCTTTATCTTTATTAAAACAAAAGATATGATTAAATTGTCTTAATTCTGTTTCAATTGCGTGTTGCTGATTTTCTTCTTGAGTTGCCCATTCTAAATTATCAAGAGCATTATTAAGTTTATTTCCATCAATATGATTTATTTGTTCCTTACCTTGCGGATTTGGTAGGTATGCCGTAGCGACAAGCCTATGTGCATACTCTCTTTTCTTTTTCCCATTTGGTAAAGTTAAATTATAAGAGAAATAGCCATTTTTGCCTACTTGCCCTTTCAAATATTTACCAGTATTATTATTATAACATTTTCCATCTTCGGTAATAAAATACGAGGTACTAATATTATTTACAATAATTTGTTTCATAATAATAACCTTTCTTTGTATGTTGTATTAAACTGTCTAACGCATTGTTAGAAACTTAGTCGTTGAACCTTCTTCTTTTTAAAGCTCGGCTGCTGGTTGTCCAATCTTCTTAATTTTTAAAACATTCACACCTGATTTTATTTCATATCTATGTTGTAGTCTAAGAAGCTCTAAGGATTTCCCAGCAATTCTTAATAATTTAAAGAGTACAAAAGTCTATACTCTCGCTCAAAAGAGCTTTCATTATACGTCGTATCTATCCTATATTTCTATAGGTACTGACTAGCTCTTACTTGATATTTTAATAAAATATCAAGAAACCTATTTCCCAAAATGTATCAATAATTTCAGTACTCCTCTATACGAGGATAGTCGATACAGGTTCCATTTAAAATCCATTTTTTCTTTCTTTTTTTATAAATAGGTAAATTTTTAAATTGCACACCATAACAAATTTTTTTCATTTCACTAAAAGAACATTTGTCTTTCTAGTCTTTATAAATTTCGTCTAATGTTTCATTGACAAATCTTAGTCTAATAGATATTATTTCTTTATTAGAAAATTTTGCATTAGGATTGTTTTCTCCTTTATTTAACTAAATAGATACATCTCTAATAGGAAAAATATTTTCTCCAATATTAGACCACGCTTTTCCCCAATTAATTAAACTTACCATAGATTCCTCTATTTGATATTTATTTGCAATTTCTTTAAAAGGAATATCTCGATTTAATAATAAAGTCTTGATTTCAGCAATATCTTCTTTTGAAAGTTTTCTCGGAACGGCAGACAGCCCACCTCCCTCTTGAATATTATATCCATTAGCTTGACTATTCTATTCTTTAATATAATTAATTTCTTTTTCATCTAAATCTTCTTTTGAAAAACTATCTGAAAATTCAAGAATTTCATAATCAAAATTTTCAAAGCCCTATTTGCGTAATGCTCTATAAAATTTTGTGTTATAACTTGATAAATTCATTTTCATCTAATTCCGCTTATGAGCTTTATATCTCTCTTCTAAATTTTGAGATTGTCCTATATAAACTTTATTGTTAATTTTATTCGTAAATTTATAAATTCCTTTCATTCCTTCTGTTTCACCTCCTTTAATTTTCTTATTTTATGGATTTTAAAGACTTCCCACGGGATTACCATATGTTTCCACTTAGGCTTCCCCGTTAGCATCTAATAAATAGATACCCCGCTGATAAACGGAAAAAGTTTTTACGGCACTAACATTACGTTCACCGTCAAGTTTCAAATCGGTAATAAAGCTTTTACTCAATAGCCCTTCCATTACAGGAACTCTCCAAGTTCCGCCTATTACCGCAGCCTTGTCTGGTTCTATTATCTGTTGTACTAATAGAGTGATTAATTTATCATAAGCGAAGCTGTTTTTCCAGCCTGCTGTTGTTCCTTAACCTTCTATAAGGGTCGCTAAGCCTTATACGTTCTCTTATGAACTGCTCTATGTTTCCATAGAAGAGGAGACTATATCTTCACCCTATTCTTATAATAGGGGTCTACCGCTTCCACCATCAATCGCTTATGGTGTACTCCCTTACGGGATAGTCGTTGAACTTTACTTATATTTTTTAATATAAGTCTTAGCTGCTGATTACCCTCGCCTTTACGTTAGGGCTTCCCAGCAATTCAATAGATTTTCTATTATTAATTTCTTAATAATGACGCTAATCAAAAAATTAACGTATATTTGACTTTTATTTGTAACTTCATTATCATCTCTAGTACCATCAGGTAATCTACGGTCTACATTCATTGTCAAAAAGAATTATTATTCTTCTTGGACTATATCTTCAACTATTTTCCATTTATAACCTTTATGTCGAATATTTAATCCACTGCATACTCGACTAATGGCTGAAGAAGTTCCATTTACAGATCTTGCTGCTTCTCTAAAACTTGGATAAACAGCAAGGATATTTCCTTCTTCATCGCATTGAGCAACTCTTTTTCCTGTTATAAATTTTCTTTTTAATTTTTTAACATCTTTATTTGGGTCATCAGCATATCTCCATTGATAGTCATGACAAGTTTCTCTTTGTCGTTGACAGCACATCGAAATTTTACTTGCACAACTATCTGTTTCTTGAGCTGCTTCATTAATACTCCTATAAGTTAGCATTTCATTTCCTTCTAAATCATATTGAGTAACTTTACGAGCAACTCCGCTTTTCATTAGCCCTATTCTCACAGCGTGCTGGATATTTTCTGATGGAGTTACCCATTCTAAATTAGATAAATTATTATTCCCTCTGCAACCATCAATATGATTAACATAAGGCTTATTTTGAGGGTTCTCAATAAAAGCTTCTGCAACAAGTCTATGCACTCTCATTCTTTTTTGTTTTCCATTAATTAATAATGTTACGCATTTATATTGTTGCGCTGAAGACTGTGACAAAATATGATTATTAGTATCTTTTCTAACTTCACCAGTATCAGATACGCTGTAATCTGTTTCTTTACTCTCAAAATATATTTTTTTCCACATATTTATTCTCTCCTTTAATATACTTCATATCTTCCCTATGTTCATAAATACTTCATTCTTGGAATAGAATAAATATATAAAAATGTCCAAAAATTTTAAAATAGTTGCTGTGCGCTTGGATTGGTGATAAAATCCAATCTACTGGGTTACACTCATCACCCATAGTCTCTACACCTTTCTTAAAAATTTTTAAGACTTGGCACGGTATTTTTTGACTTTCCACCGTTAGCACATAAAAATATGCACACCCTTTTATCATAGGTTCACACAGTTTTCATTTGTAGCTCACACTACAACGCCCCACCATCTAGGGATTATGATTTCATTTAACGCAGTCTCATCAACAAGGATAACCTCCTCAACAAGTCCCAAATCGTTATTATCTGTAAGTTTATTATCTCACACTCTAGGAGTTTCCTCCATTTTCATCGATTAGTCATTTCTAATCTAGTTTAGCATATCTTTTCATATCTTAACTAATATGTTGCGGTCTCTTGACGGGGTTATATCTTTTCACCCGTTATGCGTTGCCCCTGACCATACTTCATATAGCCTTCGGTTCGGATTAGCATATCATTTCTGACTTAGCCTTCCCGCTTAATTCCGCAATTTATACACGGCACGACTTATGTTTTATTATAAAAATACAATAATAGGATTTATCATTTTTGTCCGAGGAAAAAGAAAATATTTTTTACTTGTACCGTGTTTTCTCTTACCTCTACTACTAGCTCTCGCTGCAATAATATCTAAGCGGCTACCATTCTTAAACTCATAGACTACCATATCTTTTGTTGAGCGACTGTGACCTGGTCTCCAGTCAATCTCATTTGTTAAACCTGGAATTAATTTACATAATTCCTCTACTTTCTCTCTTGCAATACCTGCTGCTTCAAATATCTTCTACATAGCTCACTACACTATGTACGTTCTCTTATGAACTGCTCTACGTTTCCGTAGAAGTTGAGACTATATCATCTTCTTGTTTAATGAGAAGTTTTCCGCTTCCATCACCAATCGTTTGTGATGTACTCCCCTTCGGGATAGTCGTTGAACCTTCTTCTATTCAAAGCTAGGCTGCTGATTACCCAATTTCTTTAATTCTTAGACATTCACACTTAATCATTTTTCATATTTATGTTGTAGTTTAAAGAACTCTAAGGGCGTTCCAGCAATTCAAAAAATTTATTATCCGCTGCCTCTCGACAACGTAGAGCAAACTTCGCTCTTTTCCCCCAGTAGTTACGAATAACCAAGCTCCGGGGAACAGGATGCAACGCAATATCAAGACTAATACTGACAGAAAGCTCTTGCTATCTTTATATTCCATATAAATCGCAACTTTATATGCGTTCTCTAATGAACTGCTTATGGTTTCCCATAAGAATAGACTATATCATATTCCTTATAAAAGGAATCTTCCCTTTTCGATTTAAGGGGATCTCACCCACACCATTAGCTTGTGCCCTACTTCTATTGCTCCTATTTTTATTCCGAGGGAGCTATTTCAGAATAGTCGTTGAACCTTTATTCCATTAAAGATATATCCTTCGTGAGTTTTGTTTACCCCTTTAACGAAATATTTGGCTGCGGATTCTCATAACCCATTGGATCTTAGACTCCCCGCAGTTAAAGAAGTTTGTCAAAGAATTTTTTAATTCTTTATTGGCGCAATCTTTACGCTCTCGGAAAGGTAGCGTAGGCATACTTATGTCGCATTACCTGCCTTAAAAATATACGTTGATAACAAAAGAGATGAAAATTCTCAGGATTCCGCCCGCATAAAAATTCAACAAATATGTCAGGGTATTCCCGCCAAAAGGCAATCTACTGACGCAAGATTGGCAATACCGCCTGTATTCTTGCATCAGAGATTCCCACTTTTACAGAATTTTTAGATACGGACAAATCCATTAAATCTTTTAAAGACATAACTCTTTATCCAACTCCTTCTTCATCAGTTAATGTTTGAACATCTTGTTGTTTTTGTTCTTCAATATCTTCAAGATGTTCAATAATATCTTTATCTTCTAACTCCACATCAGAAGTATCTTCTTGCTCAATTTGCTTTTGTAATTCAATACGCTTTAAAGCTAATTCTATTTGCTGTCCAAAGCCTAAGTCTTCTGTTACAAGAGAGTGAAGATATTTATTCATATCTTGTAAAGTAAAGTCAATTTTATCTTGCGGTATATCAGTAGCAAAACGAGGAATAAAACCTTCTTTTTCACACATCGCTACAAGCTCTCCTACAGAATCTACTACGTCACTTTTTTGTTCTTTATTTTGTGCGGCTGTAAATTTTGCAGATTTTCTAAGAGACTCATAAACTCTCGAAAGCTTTTGATATCCGTCTAAATCAGAAGCATCCAGCGCTTGATTCATCTTTAACTAAGTTTTACAAATAAGTATTAAAGCGCTTGTCGTATCAGCGTCTTGAATATCAAAAGAGTTAATCATTTCTGTATAGTGGCGCTCTAGCTCAACCCATTCACTTGGCTTATAGAAACGACCCCACTTCATAGCTAGATAAACTTTATCTTCTTGTGTCAAATCAGATGACGGATCCGCTAATTCTTCTTCCGCCATAAAACTAGAAAAAGAGGGAGCAAGCCCATTGGGTTTTCCCGCAATAATAGCCCCCGCAGTAGGATTATGAACCATATTAGCATTCATTTCTTTATACATTGTCTCAGAATCCGCAAGAGTCATATATTGAGCTTCGGAGATTTCTCCGTTTTCTAATTTCCGCTTTAAAAGCTTTTCATACTCATCCCTATTGATTTCATCTATTTTCTTTAAAGCATTTTTCTTTGCATCTATTTCTCTGCGGATTTGCTCTGAATCGGCATATCCATAATCTTTCCATTGTCTGAGCTTCATCTTAGAAAGATATTTACCAAAAACAGACATTCCATTCATCTGTAAAGGATTTTTTGCGAAAGCTCTATCTCTAAGGCTATTCCATTCTTCCTCAACATAAGGGTAGTCTAATTTTTCTAATATCCAAAGAAAAGTCTCAGGCTCAAAATTATTAATGTGCATTGTAAGACATTTTTTACAAATTTCCACTTTTCCGCCAGTTCTATATTGATAAAAATTGTCTTCATTCATTACTTTATTGCATTTCTCACAATAGAGAGTCGCAGCCGCCATTGGTTCTGTTGCCATTTGTTAATCTCACCTCTTTTCTTCTTTTTTATTTCGACATTTTTTACAAACGCTGTAATAGCCATCTTTTGATGTTTTATTTTTAGAAAAGAATCTAGGATGTGCTAATTTAACTTCACCGCATTTAGAACAGCGTTTCCAAACTCCTTTTTCTACATTGGTGTAATACCAAACTATATAATTCTCTTGAGCTTGCTCTACCAAAAGTTTAGGTATCTTATTCCGCCACAATGCGGATAAATATTCAACAGAATAAGTTAATTGATGCTTTTCTTTTAATAATTTTTGAATTTCCGCATTTGACCGCCCTTGAATTTTATACCAAGCTAAATCGTAATAAAAAGGATAATTTTCTTTTAATGTAGACTCTATAAGATTTTCTAAGTCCTCCATAACAAAAGCTAAATCATTATCAATTTTTCCATCACAACTAGCTTTTAAATTCTCCTAATTACATAAAAGCTCAACTATATGATTTTTATTCAAGAGCGATAAAGTACTATTACATACTACCTCCCCTTTATTATTAACACTTATATCTTCGTTATAAGAAATTGGGGTAAAATTTTTTACTTTTTTAAGTGCATAAATGGGAGTTTTATATGTATTCTTTATAAGATATTGATTACTACATAAATCTTGTACTTGCTTTTTTAATTGATATTTTCTTTTTCCTTTGGCGGATTCCGCCATTTTCGTAACGTCAGAGATGGCGTCTTTAAGCTCCTTTAAGCCAGGGATTTCCGCCAAGTCTTGCTCGGTTATACTTACTTTTGGAGAAAAAATAATTCCTTTATCATTTCCCGCCATTAAGTTATACAACCCATCTTCGCCATTCTCTAGCTTACTTGTTAAAGCTTCCCAAGATGTCTCTCTTTTGTTCAAAGTAATCATTCTATTATTTGTTAATATTTTCTTTTCTTTCTTTTCTTCTTTGTCCATAGCGGATATAATATAATCACTTAATATATTTAAGTATTTAGTGGTTAATTCTTCAGGAGGTATTTCCGCAAGAATTTCCTTAACTAACTCATTGCGTGCCTCCGCACTCTCAAGTGAATAATCTAATTTTCTATTTTCTTCCAATTTAGTATCTAACCTCCTCTCTCTTTTTTCTATATTTTACCAAAAATTTTTAAAAATGTCAATTCCGCCTTAAAGAAAAATGTTTTGACTTTTATTAAAAATTTTATTATAATTAATATACAAAAAAGAAAATATTTGAGGTGTTATTATATTATGAATAATAGACTAATTAAATTAAATAAAGTTGGTTCAGCTATTTTTTTAGCCGAAGATGAATTTGAAGATTGGGCGGACAAGAATAATATAAAATATTATCCAATAAACCCCGCTTGTTATGACATAGATGATGAAACAAAAGTAAAAGATAGCATTGAAGCGGAGGGCGTATATAAAATTAAGAGTAGCTTTAAGACTCTTTTTAAGATAGGCAGAGAGTATTATATAAACAGTTATTCTTTAGAAATTAACAAGGAAGACCCAAGAGTAAAAGAAAGTTGGACTCACCGCATTAATTATATGTATTTGCGGATTGCGGAAATGGCTGGGGTTCCCGCTGCAGATTCCTGGTTAGAGACAGAGAAGACAGTTCCGCAAGATTATAAAAAAATAAGAATCCCTTTTTGTAATACTGAGGAAGATAATTGTTCTATTTTTTGCCCTTGCTATTGCGGAGGTTGTAGCTTATCTGACACAGAAAGGCAAGAACTAAAAAAATTAAAAGATTTTTATTCTTTAGGAGGCAATAATTAATAATGAATAGATGTATTAGACCACCAATGAGAGCGCCTATAAAAAAGACTAATTATTTTTTTACCGCTGACCGCATTAGAAAAGCTCAGAAAAAATTTAATAAAACCGCAACAAAAAAATTAATTAAAAGAGCAAAATGCTTTATTAAGGATGCTATTCGTGTTAATCAGATGAGCGTTACTTTTGGAGTATATTTAGAAGAAATATCTGCGGTATCTGCGGTATTAGAATATTTTAAAGAAAGAGGCTTTAACATAACTTATTATGAGGAGAGAAATTGCTTCTTTATCAGTTGGGAGGAAGAGTTATGATACCAGCGAAAGAAGCATTTGCTCACGCTTTAGAGAATCAAGTTGATAGTATAGAGAAGCTAATTATTGAGAAAGTGAAAGAGGGAAAGGTAAGACTTATCTATCCTGATTGTTTATATACTCAGACAATTCGAGAGTTAGAAACAGCGGGTTACAGAGTATTTAAAGAAAGAGAAGATTATTATACGATTTTTTGGTAATCGTCTTTTAATTTTAAAAATGGGTTTTATCGTTTTTTAATTTTAAAAATGGGTTTGGAGAGAGAGTTGACGTGAGCGAACCCAAATCCATTTTTCTTTTCTTTTTCTCCTGAAATATACCCCCCAGTACATTGCCGTAGAGAGCTAAATTTTTTTGGAAAATTTTTGATGACCAACCCCACCTTGTTAAGCTTGTTCATCGGAGCGATGAGGCACGATGCGCTCCGCTTTTACCTTTAGAGCATTCTTTGTGGATTTTGTCAATCGGCAAATTGCACAAAGAATCTCTCATTCCGTTCCCAAAATTCGTCACCTTGCACAATAGCAAAATGCACAAAGGCGGGCTTGTCAATAGGCAAATTGCACAAACTTACTTGCGATTAGTTGAGTAATTTCGTCACTTTGCACAAAGCACTAATTTTTCCAACTTTATTTTCTGTTGAGCAAATTGCACAAAATTTTAACTCTCTGCCAGCTTAAACTGTACAAAATGCACAAAAGGTCATCAACTTAAAAAATCTTAGCTGAAAATTTAGCACTTTGCACTATTGACAAGCGTTTCCCACTCAGCCATTTTGTGCACTTTTACCAGCTCAAACAGCAACTCATTTTTGTGCAAAAATACTAAAAAATTTTTACTCTTTTCTCTTGACAAAACTATCGTAAAATGTTATAATAAGTGTAACAAAAGCAAGAGAGAACTAAGGAGATGACAAGGCTATGAAAAGTATTATAATAGCGACAGACGATAGAGTATTATACAAGACAACAGATGTATCATTTGCAAAGAGTGTGATTAGCTCTTGTGTTGGTATCAAGTCAACACAAGTGACACCAAGCTACATTGTAGTAAAGGTATTATTAAGACACTAAAGAGGTTAGAGAGGACACTAAGATGATGATGATGAAAAGAATACTAATAGCACTAAGCGTGTTGATGTGTTTGTGGATGTGTGGTTCAGTCGTTGAGATAAACACACTCAACAACACACCAAACAACAGTAAACAGTTAAGCAAATATAACTTCTTTTATTCTATTGTATTAGATGGACAAAAGAGTTTAAGCACAACAGATAACTAAGAGAGTCTAAGAGATTGAACCATAATCAATCTCTTTTTTAATTGGGTGAAAAGGGCGGAAAATAGTTTGATAGTTTAATTACTTTATCCATCAAACTAACTAGGATAAAAGAGCGGTGCTTTTAGTTAGCTTCGACTAACTCTCGTTAGCTTAGGGTAACTTCCTTTGTCGCAGAGCTTCCCATTCTAGTATAACATAAAAAGCAAAACTTGTCAAGAGGTAAAATGCACAATAATCCTAAAAAGATTCACTTATTTTTTGTGCAATCTATCTAATTGACAAAGAGTGTCAATAGTAAAAAGTTACAAAGATACAGAACTTTTATCCATTTGATTTTGTGAAATATTTTGAAGAAAAGGTATTGACTTTTTTAAGAATGAATGTTATAATGTTTACATAAGATAAAGAAAAACAAACAAATAAAAGGAGGTTGTTATTATGACAACAATATTAATTAACTTAGCAAACGTTTCAAGAGTGGAGTTACCAAAGGATAAAAAAATTCAAAGAGTTTCTTTAATCGACAATTCTGAATATGTGTCAGGGTTAAGCAACAATGGCGGTTGTTACACATACTACACCGACTATTTAAGAACCCCTGATGGCGGATGGATGTGCTTTGAAAGTTCAAGTTGCGATTTTGAAGAGCCTTCCTATCCTGAAGACTGTACACTTAAAGATATACTTTCAGATTTAACTTTTTTCGTAGTAAATCATCAAGGCGATGAAAATTATGAAATTGAATTAGAGTTTTAATGAGGAGGCGGTTTAACCGCCTTTTTACCGTTAAATTAGTTAGCTTAGGCTAACGCCCTTTGCAAGGCTATCCCATTCTATTATAGCATTTTTTTAGTCAAAAGTCAATAGGTAAAATACACAAATTTATCCTAAAACTTTTGTGCAACTTTTTTCTTGACAAACCTGAATAAACGTGCTATAATGTATACATAAGATAAAAAAAGAAAGGAAGTAATAAAAATGAAAACAGTTTATGTAGTTAGATTTGGAGAAGTATTTGAGGACAACAAAATAAAAGTAGATGGATATGGTAAAGTTGAAGCTTATACCAGTGTCTGCTTTAACAAAAAGAAAAATGCTATTGACTTTATAACAAAAATTACTACAGCTTATTGTGAAAAGATAGGAGAGATGGAGGACGTACAAGGCTATGTTGATTGCTGTACTGACGATACAGACGGCATTATGTCAATAGAAAAAACAAAAATGATGGATTGTTAATTTAAGGGGCGGTGTAAAAACCGCCTTTTAAAAATACTTTAAGTTAGTCACCGCTAACTTGGTAACCTATTGTTTTTACCCCTTTGCCGCAGCACCCCATTCTATTATAGCATTTTTCAACAGAAAAGTCAATAGTAAAATTGCATAAATTTATCCTAAAATCTTTGTTATATTTTACTATTGACAAGCAAAGTCAATAGACAAACTACACAAAAGAAGTCAAACGTTTTTGTGCAAGTTTTTACTTGACTTTTACTTAATATTTTGTTATAATATTTATAGAAAATAAAAAAAGGAGTGGTAATAATGAAAAAGGAAAAAATTATCAATTTTAAGCAATTTAAAGACGTACTTTTAAAAACTTCTTATGAGTATGAATTTGAAGATGCACATTTAGAAGGCGTCTCAGATACAACCACAAAAATTACAGATGTGGTATTAACCAAAAATCAGGAATTGGAAGTGTCCTATACTAAAACAACTATTTTTGAAGATGGAGAAAAAAGAAGTTGTATAAGCGGTATGATAATTCCTAGGAATGAAGTGTTGGAAATACTTGCCAACTACGATATTTCAGTAATGTTGATGTAAAAAGATGGGGCTTTTAAATAAGCCCCTTTTAATTTTTTAAAAAAAGTACTTGACAAACCGCTATTTATTTGATATAATAGATATATAAAAGATAAGACAAGAAAGGAAGTATAATAATGGATAAGATTTTAGTATTTGATATGGATGGCACGATTGCCGACTTGTATGGAGTTGATAATTGGCTTGAAAAGCTAAGAAGTGAGGATGTCACACCCTACACAATAGCAAAACCGCTTTATGATGTTGAATTGTTAAACATAATTTTAAATACGCTAAAAGCTTTTGGATGGCGGATAGCAGTTACCTCTTGGACTTCTAAAGGCGGTACAAGAGAATATAATAAGAGAGTTAGACAGGCAAAAGTCAATTGGCTATTAGCTCACAATTTTCCTTTTGATGAAATACACATTGTAAAATACGGCACAACAAAAGCCGATTGTACAAGGAAGCTGGGCGGTATGCAAATATTAGTTGATGATAATGCCAAAGTGAGAGAAGGATGGAATTTAGGCGGTACAATAGACGCAAATAAAAATATCCTAATTGAGCTAATAAACTTAATGGAGACGGTGTAAACCGTCTTTTTTATTAATCGCTAATCTTAGTTAGCTTAGGCTAACCCCCTTTAAAATGGCGTCCCATTCTATTGTAGCATTTTTCGGTTGATTTGTCAAGAGTAAAATTATACAAAAATATCCTAAAACTTTTGTGCAACTTTTTGCTTGACAAACCGCACTTTATCTGTTATAATGTATACATAAGAGTTAAGGAAAAAGCTCTTAAATAAATTAAAAAGGACGTGTGAATTATGAATTTTCCAAAAAACATTACTGAGGTTAAAGAGTTGTTATCAAGAGGGGTTATAACCCGTGAACAGGCAACCGCTATTACAAAGGCATTTTCCAATAATTGGAAATTAGCTACTCCAACTAGAGTTGCTAGTCACAATGCAATAGGATTTATAGGATAAGGGGCGGGCGGTGCAAAAACCGCCCAACTTCTAAAAATTTTTTAAAATACTTCTTGACAAAATTAAATAATTATGATATAATTAATATATAAAATAAAGAAAGGGATTGATTAAAAATGAAAGATTTTACAAGCACAAAGGTTTATAACCTTGCTAAACAAGTTAGTGCAAATACAAAGTGGAGTGCAAGCTATCGTGAGCTTGAAAAGTGTGAAAATAAGCTTATAAAAGAGACAAACCGTAGGGGTAGTTCCTATCCTCTGGATGTTCTTGTCGGGGTTGCAAATATCGCATACATAGATGGATACAATTCCGCTATGGGCGAGCAAAAGTCTAAAATTGAGACTGAGATTAAGGAAGAATTTAAAAAGCCCTACTTAATCAAAATTGATGATAACAAACCGATTTTATACAGATTAACGGAGGCTCAGGTTAAGGTATTTGAATATTTAGAAGTAGACCTCGATTTTGATATTACAATCTTAGATATTGCGGAAACAAAAGCAATTGAAATTGATTGAGGACTTGATGTTTTTAAAGGCGGTTATACAAAAACCGCTTTTATTTTTTTGAAAAAAGTGCTTGACAAACACCCGTAAACGTGCTATAATATGTATATATAAAATAAAGAAAAGGAAGTGTTTAAAATGATTATGATTGGTGAGAGTATAGCTTGGGGTGCTTTGTTTGGGCTTTTCATTACATTGGCTCTTATAAATGGAGTTGATAACATAATATCAAAAATAGTTATTATCTTAGTGCCTTTTGCGGTATGTAGTATCTTAGTTTATAACGGGTATCAACAACAAGAGGATAGGTTTAACAACGGCTATTGTATTGATTGTGACTTAAAGATGATTCCTATTGAACATCATCAAAATTCGACTTATTATGAATGCCCTAATTGCTACAATGGCATTTGGCATTAAAGAAAAGGCGGTTTTAATAACCGCTTTTTTTACATCTGAAAAGTTAGTTGCCGCTAACTATGTAACCTACCGCTTGACCGCCTTTTCCGCAGCACCCCATTCTATTGTACCATTTTTGAAAGCAAAAGTCAATAGTAAAGTTATACAAAAATATCCCAAAATTCTTGTACTTTTTGCCTATTGACAATAAAAATCAATAGACAAAGTAACCAAAAATAAAATGTGGTTTTTGTGTAAATTGCTACTTGACTTTTTTAATTTTATTTGCTATAATATACTTGTAAGATAAAAAAAGGAATACATTTTAAGGAGGCATACTTATGAGAAAAGTTTTTGTTATGGAAATTTATGAAAATGCGGTGACAATGTTAGAAAAGCACGATAAGGTGCACACGGGTGATTTACTGGTGTTTAAAGACAAGGCTGAAGCAATCCGCTTTGGTACAATCGTCCTTTTCTCCTACTATCATAACTTAGGTTATAATGATATGGAAGATATGGGCGAGGTGCTGGATATTATTTCCAGATTTCAGGCAACTGGGGATGCTGAGGACGTTTTAACTATTAGAGAGGTTAAAATGATTGAATAATCCTTTGGGCGGTTTAACTACCGCCTTTTTTATTGCTATAAATAATACTAAATGTAGTAAAAAACTTCTATTTGATTTTTTCTAAAATTTATGATATAATAAATTATAAAGATAAATAAAGGGGATGAAAAAAGTCTATGCTAAAAGCAAATGAAATTTTAGCACTTCAATTTGTATTATCTTTTGTCGATACAAAAAGTTTATTAATGGCGGCAGCGGATGGCTTTTCCGCAACAGATGGCACAAAGAATAAAGATACAATTGAGATGTTAAACAAAGCTATTTTTGCATACTTGAAATAAGGGTTTAAAAAATTTCAAGGCACTCGAACTTAGTCGTTTGGGTGCGACTCAATGCACCATACCCCACATCCTATATTTTTTCTATGAAAATTTAGTTATAAAAAATTTAAAAAAAATTCCTAAAAACGCTTGACAAAGTAGATTTTATCTGATATAATGTATACATAAGATAAAGGAAAGGGAAAAACAAAAGCGTACGGTTTGTGAGTGCCCTCTCCTTAAAAAGAGAAAATATTTAAAGAATAAGCGTTGTGAAATACAAATGTTATGTGCGTGACGCTATAGTAAAAATACGTTGTGCTTAGGCACTAAAGCTTAAAATATTTTCTCTTATCTTTTTTAAAAAACGCTTGACAAACAAAGCGGTTTATGATATAATGTATATATAAAAAATAAAAGGAGGTTGTTAGTATGGACAACAAAAAGACATTTAAGCTGACTTTCAACGATTCAGCGGAAGGAGTAGTCGCTGTAAAGTATATTAAGGCGGTTGCCTCCGCTGAGGATTTACTTAACTGGGTTGATTCTATTTTGTGGATTATCAATTCAAATATTAGAATTGACATTGAGGAGGTTGACAAAATTGACCTGATGGAATTTTAATAACTTGTTGATACTGGGCGGTTGGTTTTTAACAGCCTCCGCCCCAAAATAAAAAAATAAAAAAGGTGGTAAATAAATATGATAGAAAAAAAAGATGTATGAAATGGTAACTAATGATGTAGATGGTGATATGATTGATACTTCATATATCAAGCTCTCACCCTCACAAGTTAAAGTTGTTGATTTTATGATTGATCACTTAAATAGTATGGGTTTAGGCTTGATTAGCTTAACCCCTACAACCAATCTTCCAATCTATGAAATAGAGGACTAATGTTGAGATACCCTACTAAAAAAGTAGGGTATTTTTATTTTTGTGCAAATTGCTACTTGACTTTTCTTGTCAATGGTATTTTTGCACAAAATTTAAGATTGATTTTTGGTAATATTGCCTATTGACAAAAGAAGTCAATGTACAAAGTGCACAAATTTTTCTGCGGGAAAAGGTGAAATTTTGTATATATTGTCTATTGACAAAATAATTTTTATATGATATAATTGGCGGCTCGTAAGCGCACGCCACGAGCCGAAACTTCCATTATATCATACTTTCGGTATTTTGTCAAGTGGTAATTTTGCACAAATTTTGAGTTCCATTTTCCCGAAATTTCGTCACTTTGCTTTGTCAAGTGGTAAAAATGTACAAATTTTTTCTCTTTTTCCGCCTTATTTTTGTCTATTTTGCCTATTGACATTCTTTGTCAAGTGGCATTTTGCACAAATTTTTCGAGGGGCGGACTCTAGTTACCCTCCGCTAACTTCAGTAACTTTAGGGTAACCCCCTTTGCCGCAGCACCCCATTCCATTATAACATTTTTTGACCGATTTGTCAAGAGGTAAAATGCACAAATTTATCCCAAAAATGCAAAAAATTTTTGTATAATCTGTCAATTGACTTCTCTTGTCAATAGTAAAAGTGTACAAAGTTTACCCTCTTCCTTTGTGCAATTAGTACAGGCTAACTTGCAATTGTTTCACGTGAAACAGTTAGTCACGGCTAACTCAAGAGCAAAAAGAAAAGGCGGAAATTTCCACCTTTTACCAATTTTACAACTTCTTTACAATTTCGGTTATGTTGTATTTTACATCATAGCCGTGTAAAATTTCCTTAATTATTTCTGAGTCCCTTTTACCCTTGCTAAATATATCTATACAATAATATCTTTTATTATTGTATACGACCTCATTCACAAGGCAATCAATAGCAAAAGGTTTTAACTTTTCAACTATTGTCGTGTCTTTTAGCGTTGCGGAAATTTTCCACAAACACTCTTTTTTTGTTTTTTCAAGTATCCACATACTTGAATACACACCGATAACATTTGTTACTATTGTAACAACAACCGTAGTTGATAAGTCTAGCGTTGCCAACTGTTTGACTACTACAGCGTAAAAGCCGTATGTGACGGCATTTGCTATCGTTGCCGTACCTTTACCGCCTTTAACAGTTAGAATACTTTTTGATGTTGATAACATCACATTAACAAGGCTACAGAAAAAGAAAATTATAATTGTTTGCATAATTAGCACACCCTTCCTTAATTTTTAAATATTCTATTTCCATAGTCTTATTATAGCAAATTCCTTAATAAAAGTCAAGCACTTTTTTAAATTTTTTTAGAGGTAGAGTTAGCCTAAACTAACTCAAAAAAATGTTTCACGTGAAACGCTGACTCCAGTTACCCTCCGCTAACTTCAGTAAGTCTCGGCTAACAGCCGTTCCGACAGCACCCCATTCCATTATAGCATTTTTTCGGAGGAAAATCAATAGGCAAAATGTACAAAAAATATCCTAAAAATTGTGCAATTTATACAATCTGCGGGGGCGGTTGGGCAAAATGTATACGGGCGGTGCTGTCAGAGCCTTTTTATTTTAAAAAATGTACAAATGTACCAAAAAAGCAACTTTTTTAGGTTAGGAATTAAAATATTAACAAATTTTATTAGCAAAAAAGCCATCCTTTTGTTGAAGTTTTTTGTTGACTTCTTTTGATTATTTTGCTATAATATAAGTGTCTTAAAGATAAGGCAACACAAAAAACCATCTTTAAGCAAAATAAAAAATCATAAAAAAAGTGCTTGACAAACACAAGCGGTTATGATATAATAAAAGAGAAGTTAAAGGGTTAGGCAAAACCATAAAACAAGTCCTCTCTCCAAAAACTTCTTAGAAAAAATCATAAAAAAGTGCTTGACAAGCAACGGGTTTTATGATATAATACTTATAGACAAGGAAAAGTCTTTAAAACCAATGTACTTTGAAAATCTTATATATTAAAAAAGGAGGTTGTTATTATGACAACAACAAAGACTACTACTCAGGCTACTGCTACTACAACAATCCCTACCATTACAGACAAGACTACCCGTAGAGAGATGTTGACTTATATTATCGAATTTATCGATAATAGCAAGGATGCTAACCCTAACAAAGGTGCTTATGTAGAGTACCTTAACCACCAGATTGAACTTTTGGACAAGAAGGCTCACGCCACACCAAAGGATACTAGCAAGGAGGGACAGCGTAGAATTGAGAATAAGCGACTTGCTACGGAGGTTTTAGCAATCCTTGTTGGTAGCGGTGAGAAGTTGCGTATCAAGACAATTCAAGAATTGTCAACAAATGAAGCAATCAAGTCCGCTAGTACCTCTAAAATTTCCGCCTTGTTAAAAATGCTTATTGCTGATAACAAGGTAGAGAGGATAGAGGAAAAGAAGGTTGTTTACTTTAAGGCGGTAAAGGTTACCGAACCCGCAACCGCTGAAAAGTAAAAATCAACTTTATAGGGTGGGGGCTTATAGCCCCTGCCCCTTATAGATAGGAAGTGATAAAATGGAAGTCAATGTGGGGGATAGAGTAGTTATTGTACCCGACAAGCTGATACAAAACTATTGCCAAAAGTTGGAAATATCCCAACAGGAGGCAATTGAGGTGTACTTAGATGATGAAGGGTACACCGAAAATGAAATTCAAATTGCACTTGACCAAAAAGCTAAAAGCTCAGGCGTTGCCAAAAAAATGGTGCAAGCCTCCAGCGAAAAGGCAAAAGGTAAAAGGGGCGTTAAAGAACGCAAACCTGACCCTGACAAGGAACATATTATAAGCGAATTAGCAAACTTTTTAAAAGAGTTTGCAACAGATGTACAAGTCGTAAACGTTGGCAAAATTATCACATTTTCTTTAGGGGCTGATAAGTACAAGCTTGACTTATCTAGGACTAGAGAAAAAAAGAAGTAAAAAAGGGCGGTGCAAAAACCGCCCACTAATAAAAAAAATGAAAAGGATGTAGTTAAAAATGAATAAGAAAAAAATTTACTTGACACTTGATACGGAAACTTGCACTTTACCATTTATTGGTAAAATGAAGTTGACGGAAAAGGAAAAGCAAGCAATCAGCATATCAAAACCCATCATTTATGATATAGGGTGGGTTTTGAGCGACACTAAAGGGAATGTGTTGCTTGAAAAAAATTTTTTGGTAGAGGAGGTATTCTTTTGTAGTGAATTGTTTGACACGGCATATTACAAAAATAAAAGACCTCTATATATTGAGATGTACCGCAAAAATGAAATTGAGATACAAAAGTGGGAATATATCGTAAATGAATTATTGTTAGATTTACAAGGCGTTACCGCCATCACCGCATACAATGCTTGTTTTGACTTCAAGAAGGCGTTGCCATTTACTGAGCGTTTTTTTAAGGCATTTTATTCAGATAGCTATGAAAAGTGGCTAGAGGGCGAAAAGGTATCCGCAACCAATATTCTTTTAAAGAATGCGGATACCAAAAACCCAAACTACTTAAACCCCGTTTTTAATTTAAGAGGAACTAACACCCCAATAATTGATTTATGGAGCGTTGCGTGTCAACGACTTATCAACAATAGACGTTATAAAAAGTTTTGTGTTGAAAATGAATTATTTACTAATTCATTACAATACTTTAGTACAAGTGCTGAATCGGTATTCAGATACCTTATACAAGATTATAATTTTGTAGAGGACCACACCGCACTTAGTGACGCTCAAATTGAAAAAGAAATTTTGTGCAAAATGCTTAAGAAGGGCAAAATCGAACCTACAATAGTTGCCTTCCCGTTTAGGGAATTAGGTACTATTGTACAGTATGTACAAGAATGTAAAAACTCAAAAAATCAGTTTTGTGAGTTTTTAACAGATAAACTGATTGAGTTGTGGGAATGTGACAAAACAGACGACAAAACAATAAAAAAGTTAGAAAAAATGCTTGAAAAAATTGAAAAGTAACCAAAAGGGGCTGTAAAATCAGCCTCTTTTTTGATTGTAGTAAAAATAAACAAAAGGAATAAGTAAAATTTGTCTATTTTGCCTATTGACAAACCCGGATTCAGCGGAAACAGGCTTAAAAAATGCACAAAAAATCAAAAAATGAAAATAAAAAGTTGTGCAAGTCGCCTGTCAAGTAGAAAAAATGCACAAAAAACCGCCCTCAATTGTGCAAGTTGTACATTTGTGCAATTTTCACAAATTTTTGACCATTTTTCAGCGAAATTTTGGTAGTTTTGCCTATTGACAGCGAAAGTCAATTGTGCAAATTGCACAAAAATGCCCGTGAAAATTTTTTTATTTTTGTGCAAATTGCCTATTGACAAGGGGGTATATATGTGATATAATGGCGGCTCGAGGGCGAGCCGTTCCCACCACCAATCTTCTATATGGCAAATTTCTGTAGGTCTGAGCCCCTTTTAGGACTCCACTCCCGTATCCCGAAATATGACCCTTCGCTGTAGGTCTAAGACCCCCTCTTCTCTTCTCCTATCCAGCCCTAAGAATACAAGAGGTAAAGAATAAAGGCGGGCGTCCCTCCCTTTGCTTCCTAGGTCCGGCATAAGGAATCCTTAATCGGGTTCCCGCGCCTTACTTTTTTCTTCTGATGATAAAATGTTCGTCTCGGCATCTTTTCTTCTCTCAGATTAGCAATGAGACTTAAAATTCAAATACATTTTTGTGAGGCTCTAGCTTAATTTTCCCCGCCTTGAAATTTATAAAAAATTATATTATAATATATATATAAAAGATAAGAAAAGAAAAAGAGAAAAAAGGAGACATAATCTTATGAGTAATAAAATCACTTTTACAGATAACTACAGCCTTAGAGACCAGATTAAGGCAGAAGTAAAGAAAGGCACTCCAATTATGGAGATTGTTGACGAGATGGCGGATGCCACTAGCGACCTCCTCGAAGGCATTTTTAAAGAGATTGAGCTGGAAGCCAAGGCAGACGAGAAGGTAAAGGAGATAAAGGCTGTCGCTGACGCTAAGGAGTCGTTTGTAGACGCTTACTTTGATTATTTAGATGCTCTTGGTGTTGGTAACCCAAGCGACCGAAATGACAAGGAGTTCCGCCAGAAGTTCATTGACACTCTTGACGAGGTGGAAAAGCTCTTCTCTCTTATGAATCCCCCATCTGATGCGGCTGAACAAGAGGAAGTAAAGAAAGAGAAGACACTCTACTCTCTTAGTGACTTGTCGTTTGATGCGACTGAACAAGAGGAGGCAAAGAAAGAAAAGAAGTCTACTCCTCACGAGAAGTGGAAATCCATGAAGGCGGCTAATGCTGACAAAGGCACTCCTTCCGCAAAGGAAGAGCACAGAAAAGAAGTATACAAAAAGTATTGTTGTGGCAATCACGATTCAGACCTTGACACTCTCCTTTCCCTTTTGAAGAGCCTTGACTAAGCGGAGATACCTAGCTTATCTGTGCGGTGGACCTAGCGTTCCCGCACTCTTAAACAATAGGTAAAGTAAACATAGACTAACTGATTGATATTTTGATATAACCCTCCTTATTAGAAAGGCGTGGCTCTTTTTGGGCTGCGTCTTTTATTTTATGGCGGAAACCGCAGCTCATCCGATGTGAGTAAGCAACGACATCCGCATTTCTTTTTTTTCTCTCTGACTAAAAAATCGTGATGTAATTACTTAACCATTTAACAGGATTAATTTAGATTTGACTTCTTTTGAATATTTTACCATTTCAAAAAATTCTTACGTCAGAAAACAAAAAATGAGATTTTTAAACGTTCCTTGCAAAAAATAAGAAATGAAATTTTGGGCTGTTCCTCGCCCCTTATAAAAAAATAAGACGCCCTGACTAAAAAATCGTGATGTAATTACTTAACCATTTCATTATAATTCTTTAGGAAAGGGGTCTTTCTGAATAATTTACCATTTCAAAAAAATTTTAGCTCATTTATTTAAAATTAAGAAGATTTATTACTTTTATATCTACCCCCTAAAGAATAAGGGGAATTTTTTTCTCTGACTAAAATTTTGTTAAGCAAATCATCTTACATTTAATTTAATTTTCCTCTCATTTCTCTCTCTTGATAAAATATTCATTTTTGAAAAAACTTAACTCATTCATTTAAAATTTAGGATAAGCGGTTACTCTAGGTTGTCCGATGTGAGTAAGCAAGGAAAACCGCAAGAAAATAAGGCTCTCCGCTTAAAAAATCGTATTTGAATTTGCTTCTTATTTTAATGCGATTCCTTAAGATAACCCCTCTCTTGAATATTTTATCATTTTAAAGAAAACTTAACTCATTTATTTAAAATTAAGAAGATTTATTACTTTTACTCTTGGCAAAGAAAAACAAGAGCTAAAGAATACAGCAGAAAAATTCTCTCTCATTATTTTTTTGCTAAGCAAATCACTTGCCATTTTATTTCATTTCTTTATTTATTATCACCTTTTGAATATTTTATCATCTCAAAAAAATTTTAGCTCATTTATTTAAAATTTAAGATAATTATTTATTTTTGCATTGAAACAAGAGCTAAAGAATAAAGGGCGGGAATTGGCTATCCGTAATCAGAAAGCTACTGTTTCCGCCAAAGTTATAAAAATAAGGCTCTCTGACGAAAAAATTGTATTTGAATTTTAATTCTATTTGCTCCTCTCGGAGATTTTTAAGATAGTTGATGAATACTTTTACGATTTTAATAAAAAAGTAGCTCAGAAAAAAAATTTTGCTACTTTAACAAAAATTTTGGTCAAGGGTATAAAATGTTATTAACGGGAAACATATATATTAGTGAAGGTTTTAAATATTCCAAGGGTTTATATATATTATTATATATATTATTATTATATTATATATTATTATTATATTATATATTATTATTATATTATATATTATTATTATATTATATATTATTATTATATTATATATTATAAATACTACTTATACCTATCG